GGGAAGAATTTAGAGAAGCTACAAATACTATTTCTGTCAGAACTACTAGCGGACAAAGAAAAACTTTTAGAGCAGATAGAATTCTTCAGGTAAACGCTCTGGGCAATTCATTTGTGCCATCAGCCACTCTTAAGCAAGCTAATGACCTGACTTCTCCATTTAACGCTAAAACTTTGAGAGGAATGGGAATAGAAAACGTAACAAAAGTTAATACAGCTTTAGCAAACCCATCTATTTTTGCGACTGCTAGTTTTGAACAGCTAAAGAAATTGACTGCTAAATCTCCAACGCCTCGTGGTTTAGCTTCAGGATATATTCCAAATTTTGCTGCTGGAAGATACATGTCTCCAGCTTCTAGGCCTAGTTCTAGAGTAGGAAGCGCTGGCCGAAGCCCTAACCCTACAGAATCTGGTCTAAATCAAAAATCAGCTTTTGAGAGCGCTATTGGTTCAGCGGTGACTTCTGCTATTTATTTTGCTTTGCCAAGCATAGCAACAGGATTTGCTAATGAGAATAATCAAGAAGCGATATCTGCTAGTTTAAAGGCTGGAGCAGCGGTTAATGTTTTAGCGGCTGCAATTAGTGGGTTTTCTAAAGGAGGAGCTAGAGGAGCAGTAACTGGAGCATTAGGAGCCTCTGTCACTTCCGGAGTTTTATTATCTCAAGCGTCTCAAGTAAAGACAGGAGTAAGAGAGCAAGTATTCGAAAAGGCTAGAGACAAAGCAGTCAATGGATTTAATAAGCTAACTGAAAATATTTCAGATTTAACTCAAACTATTTCTGATCTAGAGTCTCAATACGCAGATCCAAACGCAAGACCTGAAGCTTTAATTAAATTAGCTAAAAAAGAACAAGATTTATTAAAGAAGATTTCTTTAAATAATCCAGAAGCTGCTGCTCTATATAAATCCGCTGGATCTCCAGAAGAAAAACAAAGAGCATTAGCGACAGCTAAAGACGCTGCTCAAAAAGAAGCTTCTATCTCAAAAACCGTTTTAGATTTTGCTGAATTAGACACTGCTAAAAGAGACGCTAAGGCTATCACTTCATTTTTCTCTGAGTTAGCTGGGCAATTAGATACTGAAAAAGTAGATATAAAGTCTTTAAGTGCTGCCAATTTTAATGATTTCCTTAAACGAGGAGGAATTGAGAAAACTAGCTCTGTTTTTTCTGGAGGCAAAGGCGGAGAAGATTTAACTAGATATTTCATTGACTTCTTGAAGGCTCAAGAAAAGAGAGTCACTTTAAATAAAGAAGCTGAGTCTTTAATATCCGAAATAAAAAAACCTTTAATAGAACTACAAAGCTCTATCGAAAGTTCTCAAGCTGTAAGAGGCGCTTCAAGGGAAGCTAGAGGAGGATATTTAGAGAGTATGTCTAGATTCTCTGGAAACTTTGGGGAAAGAGCCGCTATAGAATCTAAAGCAGCAATTGATAGATATAATTTAAATAGAAACGAAAAACAAACCTTTTTTAGCAGAGTTTCAAGTGAATCAAAAGATCTTGCTAGCCCAGCTTTAAGATCATTAGTCCAATCTATAACCTCAAAAGGACCCAGCAAAGACGCCTCTGATTCAATAAAATCTCTAATTGCAGATTTAAAAAAATCTAATCCCCAATCAAAAGATATAGATAAGCTTCAAAGAATATCAACTCAGATTTTAACTGGAATCAAGAAGGCTGGCACTTTTGATAAAATTATAGAAGCTCAAAGTAAATTTGCCTTAAAAGCCTTGACTCCTCAAGAAAGACTATCTTTTGGTGGAGGAATAAAGACTTCTATTGATGCTTCTTCTAAAATAGACGCTTTCAAAAACACTCAAAGAGGAGCCTTGCAGTATCAACTTGGTTCTATGTTTGGGTCAAAAGAAACTCAAATTGGAGGACTAGCTAATTTTGCTACTAATCTTAAAGAAAAATACGCTGGGCTTTTTGAAGGACAATCTGGCAAAAATGCTTTTGGAGGAATAGCTGATCAATTAACTCAGCTCAGAGCTTTTGATATTAGGCAGTCTTTGTCTAAAGACGCAATGACTGCTAGAAATATTGGTCAATTTGGTTTAGCGGGCGAACTTGAAAACAAGTTAAACCCAATGAATCAAGGAGAGATTTATAAGACAGCGAGACTTCAAGCTAAGCAGCAGCTAGGACTAACTCCTAAAGGTTTGATAGATGAATCTTTAAACGAAGCTGACAGAGCCGAGGCGTTAGATAGGCAAGCAAAAGCTTCAGAAGATCAGCAAATAAGAAGCGTAGAAAAAGCACTAGCGCCATCAATAGACGCAATAACTTACTCTTTCGTTAATCAAATAAATCAATTACAAGAGCCATTAAATACTGCTATCCAAAATGCATTTGGCAAAGGAATGGAAATTTCTAATGCTACTTTAATAGCAAAAAATTTAGATCTTGGCAGTATCATTGGAGGCAAAAATGCTCCTGAGACAAATGAGTATAGAAACGCTCCAATCACAGCAGAAGAAAGAGCTGCTAGAAAAGCTGAATTAGGTTTAGCTGGCGGATTTATCCCTAATTTTTCTCAATCAGCAATTTCTGACGCTGTAAATAGAGAAAAAACAGCATTAACACAAAGAGGCATCCCGGCTTCAGTAATTGGAGGCAGCGTTCCTAATTTCGCTAAAATAAATATAGAGCAAAGCAATAAATTAATGAACAGATCTAATCCAATGGGATTTGCTGTTACTAATAGCGTTGATGAGCCCATGGGTTTGTCTAGTATCGGTTTGGCTTCTGGAGGTTTTGTTCCTAATTTCGCAAAAGGCCCTGATGATTTAATCAGTAAGTATGCTACTAGTGTAGCTAACTTTCTATTTGGAGAGTTTACTAATGTAAAGTCGGGACAGTCTCCTTATGACATATCTGATCCTAAGAAGATTATTGGCGGAGAATTCGAAAAAGTTTTTGAAGCTTATTCTTTTGGTTCTCCTAAGTCTAAGCAAGAGCTTAGCGCCTTAAAAATGGCTGATCCTAACTTAGATAATTTTAGGAAAGCCGTTGACGCTAAACTAGCTTCTGCTGGAGAAGGCGCACCTAGACTTCTTTTGCCTGCAAAGATTGAAGCGGAAATCCCAAAACCTACAGTTGCAACATCTGTAGTTAAAACTGTTAAGGCAGAATTGATTAAACCTTCTATCACTCAACTAATTCCCGAAGCTAAAAAGCCTTCTCCTAAAAAAGCAGCTCAAGCTGAAAAAACAATAAAAGAAGTAATTGCTAAAGTAGTTAAAAAATCAACTCCCAAAGCAAAGCTTAGTAAACCTAAAAGCAAATCTGCTAACTTAATTTCTTCAAGTCTTGCTCAAGGCAGCGTTGATCCTAGCTCTAGCATATATGATCCCGGAGCTACTAATTTTGAGAGATTAGGTGCCGTAAAAGCAAAAGATTCTGCTAAAAGACTTGCAGAAGAACGAAATGCAGAATTAATTAAGGAAGAATCTAATGCGCTAAGAAGGAGCAAAAGACTAGAAAAAAAACGAAATGCAGAATTAATTAAGCAAAGATCTGATGCGCTAATAAGAAGCCGCGCTAAAAGATTTGTAAATCCAGAAATAGGATTAGAGTCTGGTCAATCTCTTTTGCCATTAGAAATGCTTGGCAGAACAAAAGAAGGTCGATTTCAAAAATCTGTAGAAACATTTGTAAATGAATCTTTAGAAAAACAAAAGCAAGCTGCTGACGTTCAAAAAGAAGTAGAAGCTTTCAAGAAAGGAAAGCAGGAAAAATCTATAGCTGAAGAGGCCAAAAAATTAAAAATACGTAGTTCAGAAAAACAAATCCCATTAGTTTACGATAGTGCTACACAATCTTTCAAGCCAAGCGAAAGCAAATCGGGCAAAGGCCAACTTTCTTTATTTGAGCAAGAAAGATCCCAAGGTTCTTTCGGAAAGGGCCTTGGAACATATGCGAGAGCTAAAGGATTAAAATATTTATCATTAGCCGAGCAACAAGAAGCTCAACGTATTAAAAATGAAAATCTAAATATTAAAAATGAATTAATATTAGAGCAGATGGAAAAGGGTCCATTTGAAAAGAAATATAGAGCTTTATTAAGGCAAGAGCCTAGAGCATATGAAAGCACATTTTATAATCTATTTGATCGTAGCTCAGTCTATCGCCCTAATGACGGTCTGCCAAGAGGTGTTTATAATCCTAAGCCATCAATTTTTGCAGATTCGCCCTTAGAAGCCTCCCAGAGGAAACAAGCAGAGCAACAAGCGGAATCAGCGAGGCGACAAGCAGAGCAACAAGCGGAATCAATAAGAAATCAAATAGAAGCTCAATCAGCGCAAGAATCTCTTCAAGAGTCTTTAAGAAATAAACGTCAAGGGCAGCTTTTAACTGCTCCTGAAGCTAATTTTCAAAATCTTGAAACAATTCGAAGAGAAAAAGAAGCTAGAAGAAGAAGTAAGCTTCCTCCTGAATTTATTAAGCCATTAACTACTTTAGATCTAGAAGGCACTAGCCCATTATTTAAAAAAGCTGGTCCCGGACTTTTATTCACAGGATCTTTCGGAAGCTCCGCTCAAATCACTAAGGATTTGCCAATTTATAGTTCAGAAGGATTCAAAACTACAAAAGCCTTATTAGAATCTAATCCAGAATTAGCCAAAGCTATTCTTGGTGATAATTTTACTGATATTTTAAAATCTAGAACAGCTTTTAATAAATGGAATAAATCTCAAGGTGATCCTGTAGTTGGTGTAAAAAATGACGGTTCTTCTTTAGTTGCTAAATTAACAAGAGGAGCGCAACAGCAAGCAAGCCAAGCAATAAAAGCAGGTTTAGCAACGGCTGCTAGAGCTGCTAGAGCTGCTGGTGGCGGGGCTGGAGCTGGTGGCGGGCTTGGTGGCGGTGCTGGCGGGGCTGGAGGTGGGTTTGGCGGTGGAGCTGGAGGTGGAGCTGGTGGCGGGCTTGGTGGCGGTGCTGGTGGATGGCGTGGAGCAGCTCGCGCAGGCAGTGGCCCCGGTCCCAGTGGTAATTTTAAAATGCGAAATCAATCTGGCGGTTTTGGAGCTTCTTTAGCTGGAGCTGCTAATTCTGCCGCCGCTGCTGCCGCTGCTAAAGCTAGCTCCTTCGCCACAGCGCTGGGAGGATCTGCTGCTGGAAAGATGGCTCAAAAATATTTAAACGTTACGTCGAATTTAGCTGGAAAATATTCAAAAGTTGGGTCGAATTTGTTGGATACCGGTTTTAAATCATTAGGGTATTTTTCTCAAAAAGATATTAATCTTGAAGCTGAGAAGCTTTTAAAATTTGATCAAGAATTATTAAAGAATAAAACAATATCTCCAGAAACAAGAGCTTTAGCGGCTGAAGCTTACTTAGAAAAACTAGGCCCTTTCGCATCAAAAGTAAGAGACGTAAGCAATCAGATGCTAGAGAAGCAAAATCTTGAAAACACAAAAGCTGATATAAAAGGAAAATTTGAAAAAATATTTGATCCTAATACAGGAAAAGTTAATCTTAATAATAGAATTATTGATCCTACAGGATCAGACGTATTTGATTCAGTAACAAAAGAAATTAATAAAGCAATTTCAGAAGGTAGACTAACTCCTGAGCAAGGTGCAAAATTACAAAGCAAAATATACTCAGAGACTTTCGGTGTTAGCCCTAATGAATACGCAAGCCTGCTGAAAAGAAAAGGTACTAATCTTGGTTCTCTTCCTGATTATTTAGCTGGTACAGATCCCGCGTCAAATTTAAATGATCAGCTAAAAGCAAAAGGAATGGCTGCAGATTTAAAGCGATTAAATCAAACAATGAATAGATCAGTAGGGTATGAATTTGATCCTGCTACTGGAAAAGCAACGCCCTCAAGCCAGCGGAGCCCAAATTGGATAAGTTTTTCTGACTTCGTATTGCAAAGAACAAAAGAGATAAATGAAAATCCTAGCCTTACTAAAGAAGAGAAAAAAAGAACTATAGAAGAACTTAGAATGAAGAGAGCCAAAGACGAGGCCGCAGCTAAGAGAAATTTTGCGAAGAACAGAGGCTTCGAATACAACTCTCTAAGTGGAGAAGCAATGCCGGAAGGATCGATTGTCGAAGCCTCTAAAGCTAGAAGAGCTGATAGAGAATTGGCTGCCGCTACTCAAGAAAACAGATTCGGCAAAATCGGCAACGTTGGGTTAGGCCTTGCTGGTGTGGCGTTCGGAGCTTTAGGAGCGTACCAGCAGCTTAAGGAGGGAAACTACACAGAAGGAGTTTTCTCTAGCATTGGAGCTTTAGCATCTTTACCAGAAGCAGTTATCGCAAAGAATGCAAGACTGCAATCGTTAGTAGACAAAATTGGCGGCCGAGAAACGCTAGGGAAAATAGCTGGTGGAGCTTTTGGTATAGCTGGGGCAATTGGTTCAGCGAGCCAAGCTGGCAAAGAATTTGCTGAAGGAAAAACAGGGCAAGGTGCTTATTCTACGTTGCAAGGAGCAGTCAGCGGCGGAGCTGGGCTAGCGTCAATTGCTGGTCAAGCTGTAATGGGTCAGCGGTTATTTGGTGTCGGAGCTGGATTAGGATTTGCGAGAGAGTTGTACAACGCTAAAGATAATAATTTCCAATTAACTTCTGGAGATACAACAAAAGGAAGATTCCTGTCTGCTTTTACTGGTCAAAATTTTGAAGGGGAAGCTGGAAAAGATCAATATTTGGCAGCCGCTGGAGATTTAGCTGGATCTGCTTTTACATATGGAATGGGCGGGATTGGCGCAGGAGTTGCAGTTGCCAAATTAGGATATAGATTTGGAAATTTTCTAGAGCAAGAGGCAGATGATTTCTTTGGAATGTCAGACACAGCATCTAAATATGGCACTAAAAATATGGCCTCTCGAAAAGATTTCGAGACTGTAGAAGATTATAAAAAATATCTTGAAGAAGAGAAAAAGAAATACACTTATAGCGCTGGATCTTCAATATTTAATCCAGATTCTTATCTATTTGATGCGAATAGACTTAGTGGTAAATCCGTTTCGTTTTTCTCGAAAGGTTTTATTCCTAATTTTTCAGCGCTCAAAGAGATGTCGGCTATTAGAAATAGCCCAGACTACGCTGGATATAGGAATGCCAGCCCAATGATGTCTTCTGTATATGATGATAAAGTAATAAATACAGCAGAAATAGAAACACCAGTTCAAGATGTTTACGCTAGAATGTTTGGCCCAATTGGATACTCAATGAAGCCGAAGAATCCAAATGAGACTCATGCAATATTGAATCCTGCTCAGCAAAATGCTTTGGGTTATGCTGCTGGAGGCTTTGTTCCAAACTTCTCTATGGATGAGTTCACATCTAAGATAACAGAAGCTATGCAAAATGGAATGGGTTCTTATGCTGGAGGCTCTATCCCTCAAACAAGCAATAATGTTTATTTGAATGATAATAGATCTTATTCAGAAGCTTCTACTGATGTGATGGAAGGTGTTCTAGACTTGCTATTTAAAAAATATCCTCAAGAGATGGCGGCTCTAGGACCAAAAATCACTAAATTCAAATAAATAATACTATAATAACATATGGCTTTTACATCTGAGACTATTCTAAAATTTGGCAGCACTACTATAAATTTTGCTGTTATAACTTTATTAGATTACTCTCTGGAGAACGAGAAGGCTGGAGCTTTTGCTTATAGAAGAAAAGAGACTGTATCTTTGCAGGGCTTATTTTCTAATAGAGAATCAAATGTTCCTATCAAAGAACACTTTAGGCAAATCCAGTTGTTGTTAGAAAATGCCACAGACTTCGTAGATCTACAATTAAATGATAAGTCTTATGGAAAGGCAAGATTCTTAAGTTTTGCTTTTCCAGCTTCTGTAGCTTTTGATGAAAATTCAGTCAGATTTTCTAAGATAAATATTCAATTAGAAATACTAAAAGACGACTCCTCTGGGACTTTTGCTAATAACAATCTTCCAAGTTCAGTTTCTTCTTTGTCTTCTAATTGGTATAAGTTAAAGAATTTTAACGAAAATTTATCCTTCGCTCTAACTGAAGATGGCAATTTTTCAGCAACTCATACCATATCATTCGGATATGACAACATAGATAAGTCATCAGATTCTGTAGTAGTAACTGAAGCTAGAGACATAGCTAATAAATTTTTCGCTCAAAGCTTAGATGCTCTTTCTTCTATTAGGTCATTCTATAGCTCTACTGATTTTCAAATATCTGCTTCTGATTATGGATCTTCGTTAGTCGACCAAACTATAGATCTAATAAACTACACATTTTCATACTCTAAGAACTATATTGTTTTTTCGAATAACTCTTCAACTACTACAGAAACAATAGTAACAGAAATAAATTATGCCGAAAATGGTGTAATAGAAGTAATAGAGAAAGCAAGAATAAAGGGAAAAGGAAATAACTATTCATCCGCTAGAGCTAATGCTATCTCTAAATTAGAATCTAATCTATCTTCTTCGTATTCCAGATGTAATGATGCGTTCAACAGGTATTTTACTACGAACTATTCTAAGTTCGCTCAACTTTTGCCTAAGTTTAATTCAAGTGACTCTTTGCAGAATAATCCTATTTCTATTTCCAAGGATTTAAGCGAGTTTGGCCCAGAGATAGGGTATGAAATTAGATTTACTACTAGCCCAGTATACGCTTCCTCTACGCGCATACACTCTTATTCAGTTTCTTTAAATAGAACCCCAGAAGGCATTTATGACGCACAAGTTTCTGGATCAATAAAATACTACACCAATAAGAATAAGTCTTTTTACTCAAATATTGCAGATATTAAATCGATTATAGATAATGATACTACTTTAGGAAAAGACTTAATTACTCCTTACTATGCAAAACTTGCTGGGTCAGGAACTTACACTGGGATAAAAATCAGCTCTTCTTTAAGTCATACTAAATTTGGCGTAGAAACAACTTATACAAAAAACTACTCAAATTCAGGAATTTATTTGGCTTCTGGAGGATTAGTAAGGCAAGTAAGCATAACAGAAAATATAGCTTTGCCGACTAATAGATTCTCTACTGTAAATATTCCCGGATCTTATAATCTTAGATCTAATACTTCGACTCCATTAAAAACTCTTGGCAAAGAAGTTATTTATCAAACTAGACAGCTAGGAGAAGGCGCTAAGAATATTTCTTTAGACATCAAGGTAGATAGAAATATTTTGTACGCAGGATCAAGCCCCGGAGTAAATACAAATGTAGATAGCGTTTTTGCAAAAATATATTATTTGCTTACTTCTGCTATGATAAATAAAAATACAAGCGGATATCTGGTTTCTGGAGCTAATCCTTTGCTGCTCTCTACCTTCACAAAAATATTCAATGAAGGGTTCTCTTTTAAGGTCGGAGATCTTACTTACTTCTTAGATAATTTAACATTGTCCGCGAATAATAACTACAATATTAAAGTAAATTTCTCTTACAAGTTTTTTGCTAAAAAGGAGGTTTTGTAAAATGTCAGATGTAGAAATAAAATACAATAACAAAAGAGTCCCAGTTTCTGGATTTGGCCCTACTCCTTATTTGTCTTTATCAGATGAAGTTATTAGCTATGGAAATAGATGGGGCTTAGTCCATAGGATAATCCTTAATGGAGTAATAACAGGAATAGACTATTCTGCGCTTTACACAGCTCAAACTGGGCTCATAGATATCTTTGCTAGTTCTTATAAGACTCTCACAGTTTACGAAGGCCCAGATGGCACTACTGGTTATTATGATGGCTCAAATGGGTCTGCGGGATCTGCTGGCTCTTCAGCTTTGTATTCTGGAGCTTATAGTTTTTCTGGATGCTCTGTTGAAAGAGTGGTCTTCGATGATGCTCCATATAATAAAGTAGTTCCTTATACTGTAGAGCTTGTATCTTATCCATCTGGTTTAACAGGATACTTCTCGGGAACTTATGGAGTATTAAATCCAAAAGACGAAATAAGAATCTCTGAGGGTCAAGATGGATTTGGAACAATAAACCATTCAGTAGCAGCTTCAGCTTTTGTTACTACAACCATAGATAATGCTATAAATAATGCAAAAAACTATGTCTATTCTAGAACTGGTGTATCAAATATAGTAAATTTGCCTCAAGCTTCTGGCATTGACACTTCTGGAGTCTTCACTCCTGTATTAGTTAGCATATCAGAAAATCTAGACAGACTTGCCTTAAATTATTCAGTAGAAGAGGTTTATAGTTTCAAATTATTCACTGGAGATACCGAAGCGAATAATGGCTATAATTTTAACAACTATTATTTAACTTCTTATTCTACTAGCCTAAGCTCTGGCGCTGGAGATGATTTTGTTACGGCAAATATACAAGGAGAAATAAAGGCTGGCATCACTGGAGCCACTGGAGAGGCTTTGATTTCTGATTTGGTATCTCAATTATCTGGCCTGAATCCTTACGCAGTAATATCAGGAAAGTATGGAGAGCCAAATGGTTTTAAATTTTGCAAAGATCCAATCCAAATATCTCTATCGGAAGACCTAAAAAGTAGAAAGATATCATTCAACGCTTCCTATGACAATCTAGAGTTTTATACTTCAGTTAATGATAAATTTGTATATGGAGGATGCTATTTAGACGCTCAGATAGAGCATTCCATAGACAATTTAAGCAGCATATCTACTATTCAAGTAAGAGGAGAAATCAAGGCTAGAGGATCAAGCACTAGAAGATACAATGACACATTAAACTATTTAGAAAAGCTAGTAACAGCAGGAAGCAACGGATCTGAGCCAAGAATTTATGATTTTGTGAATGATTATTATGTTTCTTATTTCGGGGCAGGCCCTTTGTTTACTTTAAATGCTACTCCGACATCAATGGAAATAAATGCTAATCCACAATTAGGAACGATATCTATAACAGCTAGTTTTGATAATAAAGATAGATTTTTAGGGTTAGCAGTTTCTGATTATAGTTTAGACTATAGTCCTTATAATACTTTGTATAGTTATGAGTCTTCTTGCAACGACTCTTTAAAGCATCTAGTAGTAGATATGAACATCAAGAGAAGAGAAAGAGTTTCTTTAAATACAACTGTTTCTAGCTACGGAGCGCAATCGTCTGAGATTTTACTCTTAGGTAATAAAGACACAATATTTACTAGCTTAGTTAATAACTTTATTAAAAATTTAATTTCTTCTCCTTCAGATTTAGACACAGTGCAAGAAGAGACTTCTAACGTAACAGTTTCCAATAGCTCCAGCACCAATGTATTAAGAACTGATTTAAAATATGGATCTCAAATAAGTGCTAATAAAACATTCTCTTTTGAATTAAAAGATAGCGAAGTGCCAAATAGAATAATCTTAAAAAATTAACATGAACGAAATAATAAAATCTGGATTTTTAGATACAATTTTCAGCAAAAAAGCTGACGTTCAAATTGATTATGATTTTAGATCCCCATCTTACACTGGGATAAGCGACTCCAATAGCAATACTGGATATCTTTTTTTTAATAATCAAACTGGCATAGCTAACCAATATTCTGGAGGAAAAATATACGATACTAATAATCCAGCGTTAGCTTACTGCGATAATTCTACTATTCCATTATCTATTGTTAGTGGTGTTTTTAATTCAAACGCTAAATATAAAGTACTAGGAACCGTTGCAGATGGAGATTGGACAGCTTTTGTAGTGTTTCAAAATTTAGATACTGGAGATAATGTAAATAGCAAAGTTTTATTCTCTTCTAAGACTGGAGACGCTTCAGTTTCTGGTTTCGCCGTAGGAATAAATGGAGGAAATAGAGTTTTCTGTGAACACAATACTCCTCTTAGCGGGAAAAGAATATATACTTTAAATCAAGAACTAGATAACAAAAATTTAGTTTCAGTTTCTAAGATTGACTCTAATTTATTTATAGGATTGCATCAGTTCGACGACTCTCTTAATAAAATATCTGCTGATAATAAATTTTCTTTAATAGACTATTCTTATTCGGATAAATTTTATTTAGGTGGGCTTGGGTTTTCTGGTCAAGCGTACAAAAATTTTAGTGGCAAAATGGATAGCTTTATGATGTTCAATGTGGGGCTAGGTTTTGCAGAAAGGAATACTTTTGCGAAATCTTTCTATTGCTCATCTTATCAAACTGGAGAATTTGTTACTTCATTAGAGACTTTCCAAGCTGTAACAGGAGTAGAGTTGCAAACAGTAGTTGTAGGAACAGGAGTAACAGGATATGTGGAGTACTTGGCTGGCACAGAAGAAGTGGATGGAGGAACAATTAATAAATACGCATACTCTGGAGTCACTGGATATATTTATGACACAGTTGCGGTAGAAATAACAGGAACAACAACCGGACAATCTGAAATATTAACTTACAATAGACCAAGCGGAGTTTATGATTATGGATATATATCTACATTCGCTAATTCTAAAGTTGTATTGTTAAATAATTTTGACTCTTCAGCTAAAGAAGTTTATTCTTTTTCTGGCCGAAATAACGATGACTTAAATCTTATTCCCAACTATTCAATAAGTACGCTAAAGTACTCTATATTAACTACCGGAAGCGGAGAAACTATAAATTTTTACGCCAATGGATTGGCTCAACCATATGTTAGTCAGCTATCTCCTTCTATGAGTGGAGATTTTACTGTTTCTGGTAATGCTATAGATACTGATGGATTTTTTGATATGTCAGATTTTCCAATTTACGACATCATCTACGGGACCGCATCTATAACTGGAATAACTACTGGAGATGTTTCTTCAGGAACTAAAACACTTTCTTCTTCTTACGTTAGCAATAGAGACTTATATTTAAATGGAAATAAATTGATTTCAGGAGTAAACTACTCTGCGTCAGGAGCTTCTGTAATAATAACAACTTCAGATCTTATTGATGGCGATCTAATGTTGATGCCTAAACATAATCAAAATCTCGTAAGATATACTGGATATAATGATAATAATTTTGACTCCAACATAAAATTGATAGACGAGCAGATTTGGGTCAACGGGTTAAGGCAAATTAAGCTATTAGATTACGAAAAGGTGGCTGATTTTAGCCTTAAGTATTCTACATTTTCTTTGGAGCCGCTATCTGATATCATTTATAATAATGACACGGGTTTTTTTAACGTGTAATGTATCATAAGGGATATGGCTCAAAGACAAGTACAAAATAATAGCAGCGTTAATATTTCTAGAACGCAGTATACGTCTTCTGGTGGCGTAGCTCAAGTGCAAAATTTAGGAAATAAGCTTTTCAATGGATATGTATATAACATGTCTCTTGACATAGGCTTTAATGGCCAACCAACTGGCCTAATCCTAAATTTAGCATTGAATAGAACGCTAAAAAATGTTAAAACAAATGACACTATAAATTCGAAAAGAAAAAGCGATATAGCTATTCTAAATTCTAATATAGCGTCAAAAAATCTATCTAAAGCTTCTGAATTGGCATCAAAAGGAAACGTAGGAACGCCAAGCATTATATCCCAAATAGTAGATAAAGATTTCCAGCTAGACGAGCAGTATATGGGAATCAATACCAGTTACAACATTTCTATATTAGATGGAGATGGAAAATCTTGTTATGATTTAAAGAATTTTAGAATAGCTTCTTATTCGCTAAGCAAGAAAAATAACGAAAAAATACTAACTGTTTCTTTTAAAGATGCTTCTTTTGTATTAAGTAAAATTTATGTAGGTATTCTGGGAGAAGAGGTGGCTGTTGATGAGAGATCAGAAAGACCAGCAATAATAGACAAATTGCAATTAAGCTGCCCACCAGTAAATGGAGACTCCGGCGGCACAAGGACTATAAGAAATTTCAGCCAGCTATTACATTTCTCAGAAGAACAATTGGCCAATAAGCTTAATGTAGACAGAAATCTTGTAGACGTAATCGTAGACTCAAACAAAACAAAAGATAAGATTAATTACATAATTTTAAAATCAAAAGATCAAAATAAAAGCGTAGTAAATGGATATGGCGCTGTAATCATATTAGGAGAAGAAGATTTTAAAGATAGCCCATGCGAATCTGCTGATGTTATTTATTCTTTTAAGTCTTTACTGGCTGCATTAAAAAATCCAGCGTTGGGAATAAGTATTTATTCTGAGCCATTGCCTCCCGGCGGAGTACCCAAAGAAGGCGTAGACTACTACTCGCTACAAGATAAATCTAGAGGAAGAATAAAAAAGAAATATCATGGAACACTAAAAGACGTACTAAACCAATGGTGCGACGATTACTCTTTTGCTTATACTGTAGATTATACCGTAGGGAACTCGATATTAATAAAAGGAATAGACTTATCTAGCCCAGCGGCTAAAGAATCTGTTCTGAAAACTAAACTTAGTTTTGAGGATTTAGAAGCTCAAGACCAAAAAGATTTCGTTATTAAATCTCAAAATTTTGATTTTGACTTAAGCGAAAAAGTTTTAAAGCTATACTCTTCTTACTATTTCAAAGACGCCAAGACACAAGACCTTTCTTTTGAGCAGTCTTTAGGAGATAGAAATTTTTACGCCATAAATCTAAATGAAATATTTCCTCAATTTTTTTCGAATTGGAGTTCTAATGGATTGGATTTTTGCGGAACAAAAAGAACATATAATCAAGTAATTACTTCTGCTGTTCTTGGAAAATACTCTCCTAGATTAAGGCAAATATACAACTATGGATTGGGAGCTTATCAGGCTTTAGGATTCGTTCCTTTGAAGAGTGATAATCCAAATAATCCATACTCTCAATTGCCTATAGCTGACAATACAAGCTTAATATTTCAAGAAGCTGTATCTAAAGTGCTAGAAGTACAAGCTGATTTGCTTTACGATAGTTTAACTGGTCAGCCTCTTTTAAATTTTAATCTAGGCTTTTTTAATGCGGAATTAGCCACTCAAGTAGAAAAAATAGAAAGCTTTATAGCTGAATTTATAGGCAAGCATTATTGGACAGATGAATTTTCATTCCAAGAAGGATCTATTGCAAACGAAAATTATTACGCAAAATACGAGATCACCACTGTCCCTCAAGTCCAAAAAGTATATTCAGATCAATTATATAAAATAGAAGCATTCCAGCAGGCTCAATATCTATTGAGTCAAATAAATAGCTTATTCTCAGGGACAGAAAGATACTACGATGCTTACTCTGAGTTTAATAAATTGAGAACAGATGTGCGAAGAGCCTGCTCAGAAGCTTCTGTGTCTTATCAAAAATATATCAGTAATCTATCGGCTTCCAAAAATTTTAGATTCTACACCGCTAGACCAAACGCTTCTTATGGAGTTTTAGCTGAGCTTGTTAAAGAGATCCAATCTATAGAATACAGGATAGAACCAAGCTCTGAGCTTTTCCAAATAGATTTGGCAGACATCTATACTCCAGTTTTTAAACAAATGTCTCCAGTTTCATTTGGAGCGTTGCAAACTGCATTACCAATCAATGTAACAAGCGTTCCATTATCTGATTATAAATTTGGGTTGATAGCTGGATTTAAATCTAATATTTTCACATTCCAAGAGATAGCGTTTCCAATTTATACTAACCCAATAGAATTTCAAAATTCAGTAAGAGAGAGATGCCAAGCCATAAGTGGGCAACTTGCTAAAGGAAATGAAAGAGTAATTAATTTAACAAAGAACGTATGCAATAAAACTGTTCTTTACACAACTTGTATTTTGCCGACCGAAGAAAAGTTAATCAAACAAAATAACTCTGCTGAATTGCAAGCAGCAAGCGGACCTGACCCATTCTCCTGCCAAAGACTTTTTATTAGAAGAGCAGTTCCAAGCCAAGCAATAATGCAATCTAATGTAACTAAATCTTTAATGTCTTCTAATGGGTTTATTACTTTAACTCCAACTAATCTTGGAAATATATTAATACAAAGCGTCAAGAATCCAAATCCAATTCGCTACACTTCGATGACGCCTATTACGGAAACGATTACTCTGCCATCTCAAAGGACTTACAACATAAGACTTTTAAGCAAAACATCTTCTCAAATATATTTGCCTTTCCAAAATTACATAAGAGGAGGCTTGGAAGACGCTGGAGACATACAAAAAATAATAGAAAATGAAACTTTCTCATTAGATTTATTTGTTAACAATGTGACCTCAAACGTGAGAGAACTTTTTGCTGATCAGTCTCAGCCTGTATATACTTCATCTACATTCATAGATACCCAAATAAAAAACAAAACTCCATTCATTATGGACTATCAAGGCTACAATGACACAGCAGATAGCCCCAAATACGAGTTTAAAACATTTGAGCAGTTCCATAATATTTTAAAATCTTACTATGACGATAGGAGCAACTCTTTGAGAGAGCCTGCCGTGTCTTATTCTAATGATATTTTTTGCGCTAAAATATCCACAGCGCTTAAAGAGTTATTGAATGTTAAGAATGGGCTTACGAAATTAAACATCACTATTGGCGAAAGCGGATTGAATATTCAATGCGAATTCCAAAGCAGGCCCCCTAGATTAGACAAGTTAGAAACTTTAATATATAAAAATAGACCGAATATTAAACTCCAAAATACAAACCTATTTAAATAATGATTATTTCTGGAAATACTTTTAGAAAGGTTCTTAGAGACAACAAGTTTTCTTTTAACTTTGACGCTTCTTTTAATTCTTGCACTGGGGTATCAGAAATGGGATTTAGCGGCCAAGGCCAAACTTATAAATTTTCTTTTATCAGCGGAAAAATTTACGACAATGATGGAAGGTACTTCTTTTCTTACATTCCAAATACTCAAGTAAATATAGAAAGTAATTTTTCTGGATCTTTTTATGATTATATAGTTAATAATGATAGAATTATTTTTTCTGGTTCTAAGAGTAATTTTTACGCAGAAAGATTCTATATAAATACAACAGGAGCTACAATTGACTCCGCTTTGACTATTAGAGCGAATAAGCCTAGCTTAACTCTATCAACAAATCAAACTTTTATAACAGGTCTAGATATAACTGGATACTTATCAACAAGTTCTCCAAGTGGATTGCAAGTTTTATCAGGAGAGTTCGAAGATGGCTCTACTTTTTATTTTAAATCTTTCCCAACTGGATTCATAACGTCGACCTCTAGCGGGCAAGTATTAATTGGGCAAAATGTTACTGGCGTAGGAGCCTTTTTATCGGATTATGCAATTCACACTTCTGCTGGAAGTTATGATAACTCTATTCAAATCTCAGGAGTAGAAGTACCTTATCTTAATTATACTTTTAACCTTGCAGATGGATTAGATACTTTAAATAGCGTATCAAATATTTTATTAGAAAGCGGAATAACTAAATATGGAGAAATTGAGCTTGATTATGGCTACAACACTAATGATACAACTTTGGTTCCAGCTTCATTGCCTTTAAATATATCTTTGAGTTATAGCTCTGGAGTTACAGGGTATCTTGGGCAAATTACGGATGTAAATATTATAGATGGCGGCAGCGGATATTTAAGCCCTCCCACTGTAATTTTTAGTGGTGGAGGTGGATCTTTAGCTTCTGGCACAGCAATTCTTGGCGTAACCAGCGTAGATTACGATAAGGTGATAGACATCCAAATGACATCTTATGGTTCTGGATATACATCTGCTCCAGCGGTAATTTTCTCAGGAGGAACTGGAATTATCAATAATCAACCATCAGCTAATGCTTCTGGGTTGGCTTTGACTTCTTTTTACACCAAGAGCTTTACAGGCTTTTTCGATTTATTTACTGGTTTAAATTATAATTATTCCAGTTATTCAGATAATAATTATATAAGCGGGTTAAACTATGTAAGAAATAATGTTTCCTTGCCTACTAATAGCAGCGTAAATATTAAAGTTTCTTATGATACGTCTTTTGATGAGTATCCATTAGTAGCAAAATTGTCAATCAGCGGCGCAAACAATAATATAATAGAAAGATATATAACAGGATTAAAATAATATGCCAATTCCTACGTCTCAATTAAAAGGAGAAAATCCTTTCCTTTATATCGCTTCTTTTAATAGAAGTAAAACTCAAACTGGCTTATCTACAATTAAAAACGCACAGTTAAATACTGCCGTTTTGAATCAAATAGGGCCTCAAGCTTACGCGGAGTTTAAAGATGACTTTATAAACTATAAGAGCGGGCTAATCCTTTGCGTTAATACTCAGTTTGATTTAAATAAATTTTTTGGATCTTCCGCTGCCGCTCCTTCTGCTGGAAATTTGGGAATTGGAGTCTATAGCTCTTTGCCGAATAATGTTGTTTTCACGGTAGTTTTGATGCCTCAGCAATTCATTAATAAAAAGGGAAGCCTAACAAAAGACTACGAATACGGAGAGAAACTAAGAGTATTAAGCTCTCAGGAAACAAATGGTGCTGCTATATATCAAATACCAAATCTTTCTGCTACCAGAAGTCCAGTAACTAAAAACTCTCTAGTTTCTTACATAGTTAGAAGAGACTCAAATATGATAGGCAGAAGCGTGAAAACTCAAGCCTCTGGAGGCGGTGGCGGAGTAGGAGTATGGAGCTAATATATGGAATTTACTAAAGCTAAAAAAGTAGCAGTTAACAAATCAACAAGCCATTACGATCATAATAGACTAGCGCAAGCTATAAATGAGAAAATAATGTTAGGAATAGGAGATTGCGCTTGGAGAATTTTTTATTATGCTTATTCTACTTTTAGAGGAGTAAGAAATCCACAAGACTCTACTTTCCCGGCTCAGGATGAATGGTTTAAATTTTATGCCAATTTAGAGCCCAAAATGACTTGGGGCAAATTTGGATGGCCTGAAGTGCAGGCTGGAGAAGCTCAAGGAGCAAACATAGCAAACCCATTCATGGCTTGGATATTCGGCAATAAATCAAGAACAGTAAAAGCCGATGGCACAAAAGACGATACTAAAGATGGAATTCATGGATATTGGTCAGAGCCAATAAGACTAGGAGGATTAGAGATAGCTATTCCAAGGGATATGCCTAGAAATATAAGCGGAGATGCGAATCTAAACAGAGTTTGGTACGACTCTCAATTGCAAAGAGGATGCGCTGCTTTTATACCTAATTATAAATATTTGCAAAGGAATGCTCTAAGCCCGTCAACAAAAGAGCTGTCGCTTGTTTCTCTTGGAATATCAGCGGCTGCAAGAAGACATTTGAGATACGTTACAGAAGCTCTTTCTATGGGAAGGTATGCTCCAAGCTATGTCCCAAAACCAGACGGGAAAGGTGGGGTTTTTAGAAAGAAGAATGCTGCCAAAGATCAGATAGAGCAGGCTATATTCTATTATCTTAGTTATTTTAGAGGAACAGAAGACCAGAGAGCTAAACATAATCTTAGCGGCAAAGATGTTACTGTTGATGGTTTCGATTTCGAAACTTTCTTTTCTAGACAATTTTTATTAGCTCCAAACTATTCCCAGCCAAAGTATGAGCTGCAAGCAGATGGCAAAACCCCGAAAAGAGACAACTTCGGTAACTATAAAATAAAATATGATTCTTTTGGTTATCCAGAGCTTTTCCCAGAAGGTCCAGCCAGCTTTTATTGGTCTTACCCATTAGCATTTGAGAATAAAGAAAATATAATACAGACTCAAAACAACAATAATTTCTATTTTAGCGGTCAAACTAAAGACCAAACAGTTTTTTATACTAATCCAAATCCTTCTGTAGATAAGAATAGGTTTTGTTTGTCGGCTATCTTTATTCAAACTTCAGATATAGCTGTAAGATTCACTGGTCAAGAAGGTCAGTTGTTAGCAGGGATGTTTATAGATGTTTATGTAAATAATGTTATTTATGAAAGCATTCCAATGCTACAGGAAGATATATACAAAATATCAAATAGAACTGGAGTAGTAAACAATGCTAACGTATCTGAAGAAGCCCAGTATAGAATATTTCAATTCAATAAAATTCACTACTTTAAATACCCAGTTAAAGGAGAGGTAAGCTTCAAAGTAAGAGGATCGCAAAATGTAAGCGTTCCAACCTCAAGCTCTTTTGGAACTGTATCATTAGGGTATAAGATAAAAACTCCAGAAACATCTCAGGAAAATTTCTCAATATTTATAAAATTTGCTCATGTATTGGAAATGAAGCCCAATGCAGCAGATGCTTATGTAATGATGAGAGTCGCTACTACAGAAGGGATGGGAGCTGATGCTGGGCAAATGGATCCAGTTGGCCACTTTAGATGCGATTCTGCCAAGACGGTTTTTACTAATTATATTAGATATGGAGTAGCGTATAACTTCACAAAAAACACGTTGTATCAGAATGACGCCTATGTTAGCGCAAATCCAGTATATGAATCAGCTAGAAAATTTATATCTAGCAATGTAAGAATGGCAGATAGAGTCTCTTTGGTAGATTACGAATTGAAGATTGGAGCTTCTGGGGATCAATCAATATTATATTTTAATAGATACGCCATGGGGATGAAGAATACTGGCGTTGACATATTTAGAAATATGGGGCCATCTATTAATGAAGTTGGAAATAGAAGTATGATTGGCACCAAGATAGAAACTTTTATACCAATAATAAAGGGCAAGCCATACATAGTATTAGATCTAAATAAAAATACATCTAATTATATAATTTACATAAAAGGAAAAGTTAAAATAAAACTAAAGCACGGCTCTTCTTTTGTTGGAGGAGACTATTATTATGTTTCTGAATATTCTGATCCATCAATTGGAGTTTACGAGCTAGATGGAATAACAAACCCATCCTTAATTCAAGATACTAAAAAAGCGAACATCTTAGTAGATAAAATAAATCAAACTTCTAATGGAAACGTGTCCAATCAGTGGGCTATGTTTATGAGTTATAATTTGTATCACCCGTCTTCTAGCTCTGCTTGGAAGCCTGATTCGTATGGAGATATATTAGGAGCTTTGAATGCGAGATGCTTAACTGCAAGCACAGCACTGAATCCAAACGCTAGATCATCAAGAAATGTAAAAAAACATTTGGCAAGCGTCTCTTGGAGGCCAAATGATTTGCCTTTAGTTGTAGAAGGCCCATCTGGTTATAATTATATAGAGTCAGCAAATTCATATGTAGGATTCTCAGATTGGAATGGAAATGTAAAATACCCACAGAATTTTGCAGCTAGTTGTCCAATTTATCAGAGTCCTTATTTAATAAACTCTATAGAAAGAGCGAACCCTTACGATCCAAAAAGCGATATAGTTAAAGTAACTTTAAATACAAGACTCAGAAGCGCAGATAGTTTTAGATTTAGAGGCAAACTTAGCGAAGATATAAATTCTTGGAATTATGCGTATAGCGACTACGAAAGAAGACCTTATCGTACAGATGAGAACGCTTTAGTGGATTATTTAGTGCATCTTTTGGCTGGTAAGTCGTGTCCTAGAAATGTTGTTGGAGACATATCTATGAGCAATCAATCATTTTGGACTAGCCAGAGGCCATTCGGATGCTGTTATCCAAGATTTTATTTTGTTAAACTAGTTCCTTTTGTATCGGCTGGAACAGTCATGTATTCAGATCATTATAGACAAATTGAATATTATTTAAGAGCCATGTGTAATGGCTTTGTGAATAAAGGATCAGAAATGAGTGTAGAAGAAGTAATTTCAGCAATAGAAAATGGAGAAACTGGTTTGAATTATGAAGGAGGGTTAGACTCTGCTGTAGGAGATTATTTATTTGAAGATCTAATGAGAAACAGTTATGATAATTCAAGCCAAAATAGCGTTGGTGTTACTCCAAATGTAGTAGGAAGACAATAATATGAGCGTGATAGCAGATAATAAATCTTTCGTTTCAAATGCGGCTGGAGTGGGCTCTCCAGATTTCGATAAAGCTACTTTTGGAATTTGGGTGTCTTTCTTTCAGCATGTTAATTATAGCAAGTATGGTTACACTGATCCACAGCCGCTAGTAGAAGACGTAGTAGCTTCAGAATTCGCTGTAACAGGAAAGAGATTCTCGATAGTGTCTCCTGACGGCAAAGCTCCAAAGGCAAGATTTTTCTTGACTTCTGGAATAAAAGGAATAAATGGATACGACTCTTTAGAGGCTATTTCTGAGATAACCAACACTTATATCTCTGGGTATAAACCAGAAATACTAATGCCAGATCTTGATTTTACTGGCAAAATATTTAGAAGAACAGAAATAGAGTCTACATCGAGATCTCCTGTTTCTAATAATAATTTGCTGTCAATAGCAGCAGAAGATTGGCAGAACGCAAGCATCTCTTTAAATGTAACGAATACAGAAGAAAATTTTGCATACATAGACTCAGGATATATTCCTTATTCAAATGAAGTAAATACTAGATATAAATTTTTATACGATGACAGTAGTAAGTCTATAGAGTCTAATTTTTCTAGTTTTGAATTACCGATTCAATTAGAGCAGGGCGCTGTATTTAAGTATAGAATTAGCAGAAAAAGCGAGCCTCTCGGGCAGTCTTATTTCGTAGATCTTACTGCTGATGGTAAAGGTGTCATAGATTATTCTAAATATAAAGATGAAGTTTCTGGATTTTTAGATGGCTCTTTGTCTTATGACTTTGAGAATATAGCTACGATTAGCGTAGGAAAAGATGAGTTTCTAGATGATTCAAATAAAACTAATATAATTAAAGAAATACAAAATGATCCCTATTTAAAGTATTTAAAGATATCTAAGTCTACTGCCGCAGATGGCGCAGAGATGTATAATTTCAATTTGGTTTCTAATAGTGAAGAATTCAATGATATATATAGAGTCGGAATAAGCTTAGATATATTCAAATTAAACTCTAAGGAAGGCATAACTGGATATGTAATGTCTTCTTATAATATGGGTGATGGCTCTTCGACAAAGACAATAGCACTGGCTCAAGGAGATTCTGTTTATCCAAGAGTCTCTGAAGATGGAAAAGTTTATAGAAGTAATAGCGTAAAAGACTTAGTAAATATAGAGCAAATATTAGAATCAGAAACATTCGCTCAGAATGTTAAGCTTCAACAAACCGCCGGAGAAGAGTCGGAAAGCGTAGTAGGTAAAAAAATGGAAAACTATTTTGAAGCCTTAACTAACGCATTGAATGATAAGTTTGGAGAAGAGACTGTAGCAGAAGATGAGTCTGATGTAATAAATATTAAAAATGCTATTGAAATTAAAGACGCTCAAAATTTACTGAATGAAAATTCTAGCATAATTAGAAATGAAACCGCGCTGCCTGCATTCCAGTTGCCTAAAAAATTAATAACTAGCGACTTTTATTCTAACTATTTGAACTCTGGAGAGAAGTATGTTGCTGTGCCTCTGTCTAAATATAATCTTTTTTCTAGTTTAGCTTATGGAGACTCTTATGGAATATTAGGAGTTGATATTTCGGAAAAAATTAGAACAGTTTATAATTCTACTTGCGAAGGAATTTATATTGATGAAGTTTCTTTCTGCAGGGGAGATACTGCTACTGAAAAATTTAGATCTCCAGTTTCTAATGAAATATCTTACTCCAAAGGATCTGTCACGGAAATTCCTTACTCTAATGGAATAATTAGAAAAGAAAATTACGAAAATCAACTTAGCTGGCAAAACGCTATAAATTATTACTATACTAAAAACTATGTAGCGTCTTTTGATGTATACCCATCACTCTCAGAGCTAGAACTTAAGAATTTATTCACTCAAGCCGTAACAAATGTAAAAGCCGCTATTGGAGGAGCAAATGCAAATATCTCTTCAGTCAATTCTTTCTTGGCTAAAGGAGGAGTGGAGCCAAGAATATTCGTAGAGAGAGAAATATACACAGAAGATTACAGTCCAAATCAAGATCAAGAATTATCTAAGATATTATCTGCAGGAATAAATGTTCCAGATCCTACAGATATATCTACTGAAAAAGAAGAAAAATTATACTGCGTACAAAATTATGATGTTTCTGATTTCGTAAGGAATAAGCAGACTTTCTTTTATCCAGTGCAGAATTACAATGAAACAATAATATTTGATTCATTTGTCCCAAATTCTGAAATTCATAGCTATACTATAGCAGATCAGTCTACTTTTGGGGTCGTTCTTTTTGCAGATAAAAACCCAAGCCCTAAAAAAATATTCAGAGTAGAAAGCGTGATTGGCGGCGGATCAACATTTAGCTATTCTAATTTTTCTTCTTCTCAAGCTTGGAATGGTCTAGATGGAGGAACCATAACCATCACCAATCAAGACACTCAAAAATATGGTTATCATCTTTACACTTATGCTAATAGTACAGATGCACTAGTTTTAGCTAAGAGCAATGTGCGTAATGGAGAAATAGCAGACACTAGTTTGGCAAATGCGGTGGTAATAAAATTTAATAAAGAAAATTTTGTATCTAATCCAAGCTCTACTAAAGAAATAGACTCAGAAGGAAAAGAAATTGAATACTTCTCTTTATTTTTGTCAGCAGTAGATTCTAATGGGAACGTATACGACGCTACAAAAGTTAAAATTAACGTACAAATATATAACTACAGCCTTTCTTCTCCAGAAGAAGTTAATCAATGGTATATCTTTAATAAGAATCCCATTAACGATAACTCATATGGCATAAAAGAAAACGATCAAGAAATCAAGCCGAGATTTTTTGAAGACTCGTCTGAGGAAACCAAGGCGATGGCGCAGCAGCTTTTCTTTTTTCCAAATGGGCCATGCACTTCTAAAAATTACGAAGGCTCGCCAATTAGCGCCGGAGCTATCAATGGTTTAGCAAATGGACTTTTCGAAAACAATATATTAATAACAGAAGAAAGAGGGTTCACTTCTACTTACGAATCGAATAGTTGTTTAGACGTACTAGAAAATGGAATAATAAATAAACAAAAATCTCCAGCGGCAGGAACTAGCTCTGTACTTTTTTCAAGCGTCAAAAGATTAAAAATTACAAAAGTAAAATATAATTTTTACGCTAAAGATCTAATTTTAATTGGAGACGCAGGCTTTCCAAATTCTAAAGATTTTAACTATGGTTGGCAATTCAAATTGCAATATAGAGACAAAGGTTCTTCAGCAGATTGGGGCACATTAGAAGAGAAAGGTCCATTTAATACTTCTGAAATAACGACTCAGTTCTATCAAATTTCCCCATACTATGGGCTGCTGGGGGTTTTAAATTCTCCATATTATTTGGAAATGATCGCGTTCAAAACAAATATTCCTTTGTTTTTGGATGACAGTAATTATGAATTTAGGATTGCTAAATATGAAAAACTTGCAGTATTCTCTTCTGATCTAGATGTAATTAAGAAAGTAAATTTTATACCAATAAAAGTGCAATGGACAGCAGATCCAGATTGCCAATATTATAATATATATCAAAAAGATAGCGGCAATAATTTGACATTCTTAGCCACAGAGAACACGAGAAATAATTTGTCTTATGCTGTTCCTGATGTGAAGCAGTCTTATATAGACTTAGGCCCAGCAAATTTTGGTTCTCCGAATTTTTCTGGTTATTATGACATAAGAGTTTCCGGAATAGTTCCTAGCGTTAAAGAAACTTCGAACTCTATTTCTTCACAATATGGTTTTGATGTTGGAGATTCTAATGCTCAATTCTCAATCAATAAAATTAGCAATGAGGCCAATTCTGCATTTGCCAAACAAATTAATAATCCTACATACACTCCATTAATTAATTTTAATAATCCAGAGTCTAAGAATTCTGCATTTACAATCAATCAAAATTATAATAAGTACTATTTCGTATCTAATAGTGCAAGCGCTTCTTTGGAAGGGCTGTCGAATATAGGTTTCGAAGGATACGTTGCTAACACTGGAGCTTCTAGTTGTTCAGTAGGAGCCCAATCTGTATCTTCTAATAACGTAGCATCTATATCTAATAATGGCGTGGTTACAACAAGTTCTTTGCAGTCTTTGCCTTCTGCGGCTTTAGATTTAAAAGACACTGAAGATGATCAATGTTTATATCTTATTTCTGGCGTTACTATTTCTAACTCTACATCTATAAATAGAGTATTAAATATTGTTAATGATAGCTCGTCGTCTATAGCGATCACTTATAATGGAACAATAACAATACAGGCTAACACAACAGCGCAGATATCGTTCTTATCTTCTAGCGCGTCTGTTACTCTTACTAGAAACAACATAACTACTCAAGACGATGTAATAAGCTATCCATCAGTTGGGCTTGTAAATATAAATCACTCAAGGGTGAATTTGGATCCATCTAATCCATCTAGCAATTTTCCTATTTATAATGTTTCTAATAGTAAGCTTTCTGTAAATGGAGCTTTAGATTTAAATGCGAAATCTTTCAATGTAGTAAATTGGAATGGCTCAACAGCCTCAAATTCGCAAAAGAACATATTTGACTCAATCAAGATTTTCATATTAGGAACTGAGCTAGAATCAGAAAGAATAACTCTTCTAAAAGATGACACAGATATAATTATATCTAACTTCCAAGGCGCAGAAGGCGCTTCAGGAGAATACTTCTTCATAAAAGATGAAACTATTACAAGATATTTTAATATTAATATCATTAATGGATCGTCTACATACGAGCTGCCAATAAAAAATCAAGATTTTAAGCTTACGGTTTATAAACGTAATTCTGTAATAACATATTCAATCTTGTACCCATCAGACTCTCCATTCTTTAATATTTCTAATAATACAGAGCAATTGATATTATTGACGAGAAATAATGTTCAAAACATAGATCTAAACTATCTTGAGGCTTCTATTCCAAAGCAATCTTTTATTTATATTGTAAACAAAAGTCAATCTGAAATAAGCTTTTACAAAGGCGACATAACTCAATCAGTTTATACTGTTTCTCCAAATCAAATAGCTAGAGCTTCTATCTCTACAATTGGAGACGCCAATGGGATAAAGATAGATATAATAGATTCCGCCTATAGTCATTTTGTATTTAATATTGATGCAGCTACTCATCTAAGTGATTCTATTAATATTCTAGATCTTAATTTCTGTGGAACTTCGATTACTACTCCTTCCGCTTCTTCTTTCGCTTCAAAGAATACTTTCTTGCTGTGTAGAAATAGATCTATTCCAAATAAAATAGACAATCAATTTGTTTCTGCCGAAGCTGGGCTAATAAATGATCAAGATCCATCTACAAATGAGTTAAATGAGATAGGCCAGCTATCTGCAAATTCTATATCTTTATCTTTGTATAGAAAAAATGTCTCTGATACTTTACCTACTTTAGAAAGAACAAGCTTCATAAATCAAGGCCTCCTAGGCTCAGAAAGCAGCGTAGAAGATTCAGTATCTGCTTTCTTCTATATTAAAGATGATAATTTAAAGCATTTTTCAATAAGAGATTTTTATAATAGAAAGAGTTCTTACTCAGGAAAAGTGTTTTTACCTTCGCCTAGAGAAATCAGGATCAATTCTTTTGACGACAATCATTTTTTAAGAATAAAATCTCAATCAATATCTTTTGATTATTCTCCTGATGCATATGTTAATGGAAGACTTTATTCTCAAGATGCTAAAGACTCTACTATAATAAGCAGAGACACAGAGAAAGCGTCTACGACAAAAACTTTCCCTAACGCTTTAAATAGCGATCAAATTTTAATTAATTTTTCTTATGATACAGTCAACGTAACTGTCTCTAGCGTTTCTAAAACTATAAAAAAGAATAGATTAATCAAAAATGATACTGGTGATTTAGTTTATCCAGTTTATAATAATAAAGAGTTTTTCATAGCTGACTCAAATTCTGATAGAAAAAATACTGTTACCGCAGGTGGCACAACTTTATTTTACCAAATAATAGGAAAAGAGATAGACGTAGAATCTATAGTATTGCCAGATACATCTGCTGTAATAACATATGTAATAAAGAACTCTTCTTCAAGAACGTATCCAGTATACACATTGAGAGGAATTCTAGTGCATAATTTAGCGCCAAATACTCAAAAAGAATTTGTATATAATGGCTCATCTTATGACGCTAATAATAATTCAGTGCCATATGGGGATAATCTTTCTTTCACTTCCATAAAAACTGAAAATCAAATTTTAGAGGTTGACTTGTCTCATCCTTTGTCTTCTCTTTGGCCTTCAGGATTTTCTATAAATGCAATAAGAGAAAGCTTTATAGTAGAAGATTCTATAGAACTTATTATAGATGGGTCTTCTTATCAATACGCTATATTTGATGTTTTAGATACTGTTCCAGCGGATTCTAGCAGGGTGGTTTACTGTTACGGAAGAAAGCCGGGAATTTTAGATATAGGAGATAATAAATATCTAGTAAATGCATTTTATTTATACTTAATCTTTAATGAAACTATAGTTAAAGAAAACGAATTTTACACTACTGGTGATGGCATTAATACTGCGGCGGCCTATCCATTATCAGTAATAGAATACAAGCATACAGATCTATTAAAATTTTTACCAACTTATCAATCTGTCATAAGTTTACCAAATGTAATATTAATTCCTTTAGCATCTCAATTAGTTCATTACTATCTGCCAAATCTAAGTGTTATTTACAGCGATGGGTCTCAAAATTATACTTTAGGATCTTTGTTGTCTGGTAAAAAGATAGTCTTTGTTAATGCTGTAAAAACAAATTCTGGAGCTGAAAATAAAGTAACAAACTATAATGGCGCAGCTATTGAATCTTTGGAAGATGTAAACTCTGTCGTAATGTACGAGATATCTGGGGGTCAATGGGTGAAGTCTACGTCTGGGGTTCCAGTTGTAAAGCCTGTCTATCCAACTCTAGACAGAGTTAAAGGTTTGTCTTTGACTCAGACTAGCGAAATTGCAGATGGAAGAGAGTTTGTTTATTTGCCAAATTTTAGCAGATTCAATGTAACAGTTGATAGTTTTACAGACAAAGAATTAAAAAACTTCTATGTTTTAAATAGCGCTTCCAATAGGGTATTTATAAATTCTAACCAGTCTATGTTGAGTTCTAGTAGATTTATGAAGATTTACAGGAACTTGACTACGGACTCTTTCGACTCTCAAGATTTAGAGATAGGAGGAACTGCTTCTTTCGTTTCTGTAGAAATCGAGTTGTCTCAAAATGAGGTAGTAGATGATGTTGTCGCCGAAAAATATCCAAATTTAAAGTTTGGCACATCTTTAAAAGCGACTGCAATATACGGAACAGGAAGCGGCAGAAGAAAGTATACCCATTTTTATAGATATGACACATCTGGAGCCCCAGTAAAACCAATAATAAAAAATGAATTTTTTGCAGATTTAGATCTATTTAACTTAAAGAGCTACTCGCCAAATGATAAGCTTTTTGTTTATGGTTCGAGCAATGTGAATGCGGAGGGCGTTTCTTTTGATTCTTATGCTTTAAGAGTTTTGAAGTCAGACTCTTTGAGTGGAGAAAAGTTCTACATTTATAACAACTCTAGCGTATTCTTAAAAGTATTTTTCAAGGAAAGCGATTCAGGCTCATCTTCAGATTTCATTACGATCCCTTCTAAGAGAATGATAGAAATCTCTGATAACGCAGTGTTTTTAGAATATCATGAGAAAGGAAAGTTCTACATTAGTTCTAAGAAATTAAATAAAACATATATAAATAAAATAGATTTGCCAATCTTTGTTGACGCTTTCCCAGATTATAAGTCTTTGACGGGCGTGATAGAAGCTATTCAAGTTACAAATTCAATAAGTTCTATAGTGTTATCTTTAAGTAAGTATAAAGAAAAAGCAATTTTCTACTATACTGATGGAGTAAATAAGTTTCAGATAGATTTCGATAACAATTCCTCGCTTAATTTACCAACATTTGAAAGCTTTTATTTGAAGCCTGTGTCTATAATAAATATTAAAAAACCGTCCTGTTCAATCTCTAGCTCAGGACATTATATTTTAAATAATTCAAATGTTCAAATTGAGGTGGACTGCGGATCTTTATCTCAATCTTTATTTTTAGTAAATAATTGCGCTGAGAATATATTAGTCACGACAGTGGTTTCTTCAGTAAGAAAAGATATTCTATTGTATAGAAATACAGTGTTAATTTTAAATTCTAGTGGAGCTTCTAGATATATTAAAAAAGCTAAAAGAAGAGACGACTTCTATTGTGTTTTTAATCCCAAAACAGCCATATCGACTCAAAATGAAATCTCTTTCGTAAATGATATAGAAAGAAATCTAGATGTGCAGCCAATTTTAAATGATAATGGCGTCGAGCAGCAATCTTATATAAAATTATTATCCAGATATGGCTCTTCTACTACAATTTACTTGTCTTTAACGGACTATTACAATGGACTAGATGTTCCAACAGACTCTCAAGAAGGAATAGTTGCCTATGAAGTCGGCATAGGTCATGAAACTATAAGTAAGTTTTTATTTTTTGACCCTTCTAAGTCTACATATACTTTGCCCGGAATAGTTGATGGAGAAACATATAGAGTAGATATAGACTACGCTTTGTTTGATAACATTTCAAATTTAAATGGGCAGGATACTCTAAAAGAAGACCAAAATCCTTATGTGATTTACAATGGTGAAAAGTATTCCAACAATCAAATAATAAAAGGTTCTTATATGTCTTTTTACGAAGTGAAGTACCCAAACTACGTAAGGGTATTTAAGGTAACAGAAGATCAGCCTTTAGTAAAAGATTTAGTGGCTAAAGAATCTGACTTAGATGAGTCTATTCAGGAAGAGATAGTGGAACCATTAGATAAAACAGCTATTTTTTATCAAACTATAAATGAATCAATAACAGAAGCCTTGGGAAGTTCTTTGAGCTGGATTCCAAGAGCAGAGGAGGCTTTTTGGATGACATCTGATATTGGTAAAGATGTTTGGCAAATTGAATCGGTACAATCTGGATATACAAAGCAATTCGTTTATGACGACAGACAGGTGACTTTTACAAGATGCACCTTGAAAAAAACAAACTTAAGATCAAAGATCTTCTCTAATTCTTTCGTGACGTATTCGGCCTTGCAAGAAAGGTCTAAGACTGATTTACAAGGCTTGGGAGTACCGGCTGACGATATGATTGTACTTGGCTCGCAATTGAATCCAGAGCAACAGAAAATAATAACTAATAACTTAAGAGCTGAGAATAACACTGAAGACTATATAATTCCAAGTAAGCAAATATTTTTAGGAGATATAAAAAAGAGTTCTTTGTTTCCAAGTCAAGAAGAAAAAACTCAAATAGTAAATACAGAGTTCGAAATAAACGTATCAGTGGGCAAGATAAAGAATTTCCCGGCAGTTTCTTTTGAAGACTTTTCAAAATCTCAAATAATAAAAATTCTAAACGATAAAGCATGAGATTTCTACAATCAACGTACTATAACGAAGACTATATTAGCAATGTTTATAAAATAGTAAGCATAGAAGATATAAGCTCAACCGCTTCGATAATGGGAATAGCTCTTGCCTATTTGGATGATATTATTAGCAATTCAAATTCAATAGATACTTCTGCCTCGCGTTCTTTAAAAATAGATGGAGCATTTTTAGATACAACTTATTTTTATGTTCCATTCAGTTATGCGCCCGGAATCAATTGTTTAAATATAGATTCTTCTTATACAGTTAGTAATATCAATCTTAATAGATCTCTATTAAAAACAGGTTTTACTTTAAGCTCTCCATACTCATCTAATGGAGACTTAACTGCTGGCCAAGGGGGGACAAATGGGGGCGCAGGCACTGTAAGAATAACTTATAATTATTCTATTTACGTTAGCGATGGCGTGCTTATAAATAAATCTTATGTAAAGATAGCAAATCGACTATCAGATTATTATAACATAACAAATGAAGAATTCAATAACACACAATTCATAAAAGATAATTCTTGCTATATAAGCTACAAAAAATGCAAAGTATTAACATACACATTAAATCCTGCGGTAGGAGATTATCCAGAAAGAAAAGAATGTTTAATTTTAGCATCTTTGCAAGATTTCGAATATTTAGAAGACTTTTCTAATGATGTCTACTACTCTTCTGTTGCTCAAGATTACTATGCGGACGCGGCATTTACTCAACAATTAAATTTAAGAGCAAAGTTTGATTATTTTCCATATTTGATATTGAATGAATCAACTATTTTTCATGGTCCTGTTTCTCAAAAATTAGACTTAAATACAGACACTACTCTAGAAGACACTACTGAATACATAAATGAGAATTCTTATGTTTCCATTTGTAATTTTACTGCGGAGCAAACTAATCCTCCAGCAGCAGGAACAGGAACTATATTTTGTAGTGCCACTGACCCAAACAGGGCTGTTGTAAATTATGGAGGGAACGCTTATTATTTTTTAGATAGTCAAATTTGTGGAGCTTCAGCTAAAACAGTTCTTGCGGTTTTCGCATTAAAAAATTACAAAACTTTACAGTTATACAAAGACTTTACAATTCTAACTTCTGTTCTTTTTGATGTTTTTGCTTATAATTTTAGATACATAAAATATAGACAGGGAGACTCATACTACAACTTTCAAGACAATGGAAGCGTGGCTGCTACTACAGTAAAATACTCTAGCCAAGTATTAGATTTTACGAAATACTTTTCTTTAAAAGAGCAAAATAATGGCCTAGATGATATAATAATAAACGCCATATCTTTTAATTTTTTAATTTATAAAATAGCAACATCTGATGCAGACGCAACGTCTTATATATTAGATGTTCCGATACAGGTTTTATCTCCTAGATATATTGGAGCAGAAGAGAAAAGCGATACTAAGTTAGTTATAAAAACAGACTACGCAACAAGAATTTCTTATTATTTTGGAGACGATCCAAGCAGCGCAGTTAGCGTTTCAATTACTACAGACTCATCAGATGGAACTAATCAAGAAACTGAGATAGACATAACTTTAAGAACAGGAGATGTCCACATAGATGTATTTAATTATTTTTATGACGTAGAGGGGGGCAACAGAGAGCTTTATTCAAATATAGGAAACACATATCAAATACAAAGAGATTTAATTGTTCCAGTATTTACGTTTTCAATAAAGCAAGGCGGCGCAACAGCTAGTTTCTATGAAGAGTCAAACTTGGCCACTTCTATAAATCAAATAAATTTAACTGACGCTACTCAATCTAGTTTCAATAACTACGTTTTGTATTCAAGTTATTCAAATGTGGGAGATTTTGAATTCATATTAACTTTCTCGCTACCGTCTGCATCGTCTTTTGTGTCTTTGTACTTAGGATCTTCTGCATTCCCGCTTAATCCAAAGGTGCAAAGTGGAGTTGGTTCTGCCATATCTAAAGTAGATTTATTTAAGTTAGCAAAAATAGATGGAACTATAAACATTAACTTCTCTTTAGATGGAAGAATAAACTACTCTATACCTTTCAAATTCAAAAACTATTCCGCTAATTCTCCTGCCTGCGACCCCATTTCTGCCCCAGATATACTACTAAAAAATACAGAAGCTTCTGCCGAGTTTTCTTTTGATTATAGATATGCTGATTCTATATCTTATTCTCTAATAGATAATAATAGCAATATCTTATATGGCCCATCTGTAATTTTAGAATCATATTCTGCTGCTTTAGCGACTTACTTTATTAATGGTACGACAAAATCGAGATCTGTAAAGATAAGCAACTTTCCAGTATTTGATAGTGTATCTTCTATAAAAGCAAGAGTTACAGTAAAGAATATCAACTCCTCAAGGGAAGAGGTGGAAGTTACTGTAGATTCGTCTTCGTTTTCCGCTATCCCTCAAAAATTAAATAGAGCAACTCCAGCAGAAATTCTTTTCTTTTCAGATCAGTCGATGACAACTGCTGTATCAACTATAAATAAAGATGTTTTATATTATGCGTTTTTGCAGCTATATGATCTAAATGGAAATGTTATAAATAGCGCTAATTATGGAAACTACATATCTACCAATCCATCTCCTACTTTTGTAATGGTAGAGTCTAATGGAGATAATGTAGATTTAGAAGGTGTAATCCTCAATAAGATAAATGATTATTTGTATTCATTTAAAATTCCAACCAATAGCTCATTTAATGATGAGGCTTTCGTAATAGACGCGCTATATCTTCCTATAATAGACTTAGATCAGAAATAATATGAGCTTAAAAACAGCAAGAGGACAAATACTAATAGCTAATGGATTCGAAGATCCTTCCTCTTTAGCGTTGCCAAATATCATCAGCTTCTCGTCTTCAATCGACCCAGAGAATAATAAGTTTGCTGTTTATTTTTCTGTAGAGAGAAATTACGCTTCTCTTCAACTGGTATGCAGGTTTTTAGATGAAGACAATAAAGAGATCCCAAGCTTAAAAACTATAATCAATGTTTTTGGCCTTGAGTCTTTTTCTTTCTACAAAGATAAGGTTTATAGAACATCTTTAGAGCTTATTGCCACTAATAAAAATGGCCAAGATTCTAGAAAGCTTGAGCCAATAGATAAAGCCAATAATAATCTAAATGTATTCGAAGAAGAGCTTATATCAGGCTTTAAGATAGCAAACACAGTAAATACTTATAATCAAGTTGATTTGTCTTTTTATTTAAATAGCATAGCTGGATTTAATATAGTCGATGTAGAAGAAATATCATTATACTATAGGAGAAAAGACTATTTCGATTGGAAAGTTCTGCCTTTAAAAAACAATTATTCGCTCAAAAAGAATGCCGCGAATGAGGTGGAGTCTTATTTTTATGAGCAAAAAAATATTAAGATAGAAAGGCCAGCGGATGGAGGAAATTTTAGCTTTCAAATAGAAGTAAAAGTAAAAAACTTTAAGCCTTCTCAATCAGATATTCTTTCTCTGTATTTTGATATAATTAGTCCATCTCAACAAAATACTAGCAGCTCTACATTTCAAAAAGCAGAGTTATTAGATCCTGAGAATCCGGCTTCTTTAAGATATGAGATATCAACAAGATTTTCTCAAATTTATATTTCTACAGTAGGAAAAAACGAAAATGTTTTACCTTTTTATTCTTATTTTTTAAATGACAAAGACTACTATAAGTCTTCTGTCGATTTTTGGAATTTACAGTTTGTAAAGAGCGGCCAAAAATTTTTCTATTATGACTATCAATATTCTATAAATTCATCAGACACAAAGGGGTTCTTTTATCCAGCTTCTGTTTCTGAAATACTACCATGTATATTAATAAATGAATTAGCTGATCAAAACCAATCTGTAGTTTTATTTTGGAAAATTAATGATAACTTTTTTGACTATAAATTTTTAAATAAAAACATCTCAGTATTTACTAGCTATGTAAAAATAAAAGTCCAGTATAAAGTAAATTCTTCTTATGAAGATTTAACTAAAGAAATAATTTTAACAAAAGAGCAGCATTTTAAATTATCTGAACAAAAGTTTGTTTTATTTTTAAGAAGAGACGCGGACATATTAGAAAACCGAAAAACTGCCTTTGATAGTATACAAGATAATGACAATAAAACAGATAACTTAAGGATTTTGATTATAGAGCATAAAGTTGATTGCTCTTTATTCCAAAATGGCACAAAGACTTTCGTTTTCGACAAGCTGATGATTCCTGATAATTGGAACTATATAGCTTATGATAAATATATTCCTTTGGACTCTTCCTTAAGAAACTCCCAAACAGAAAAGATAAACTTAAATTTGAATAGTTTATATTTGAGAGGAATAAGATTGCCAGAAAAAGGATTTAAGAGATTTGATCTGCTAAACGAAATAACTACTGACTCCAATGGATTCGTCTTGTCTTATGGCGCAAGAATAATATACAAGCTTGCTTCAGATTTTAAAGCTTTTTATCAAGACCCAATAATAGAAGGAACTATTAATACTGTAGAAATACCATCTTTACCAAACGATGTTTTTATAACTCCTCCAGATTTAGTGTTACCGCCTCCAAATTATGTAAAAATAGAAAATGGGGGAACTCAAGCAGAAGGTCTAGTTATGCTAAATGAGTATGGAAGAATAAATGGTATACAAATAATAAATCCCGGAAAAGGCTATTCTTTTTATACTACAGCTCTAAGCAAAAGGCAGCAAACTTTTACCGACTTAACGCCCTATGTAAAAACAAGTTATTTAATAGTAGGAACCAATCAAAACAATAATCCAAGCGCATTAGTAATACAAAATAATTCTTTTGATAAGCAAGCATTGCTAGCATCTATGCGCGGCGGTGTCAGATTGGCAAGCGCAAATAACGATAAGGCTTTGCTTAATAATTCAACTAGTTCTTTATCAGAACTTCAAAATAAAAAAATAGACCAGTATTTCCAAAGAGAAATCTCTGACAATTCTTTTATTCAAGATAACTCATCTGAGCCTTATCAAATAGTAACACCAAAAATAGAACAAATTAGTATTGGATCTCTAGATGAAGAGTGGAGTATTATATCTCAACTATATACAAATAAAAACATAAATCCATACGAGCAAAGCGTAATATATAGCGAAGATGTTGATGCTGGAGTATCAGTTATAGAAGATTCAGCTATAAAATCTGATCCAGTAGTTTCTAATGAAGTAACACCAATTACAATAAATCCAGAAGCTTCTCAGACAAGTTCTTCTGGAGGCTCATGGAAGATGTTTGAGCTAAGTGGTCTGAAAGTTATTCCTGATGGTAGTGCCGCAGTATCTTTAACAAGCTCATCGGCTGCTCCTCCGTCAATGACATTGTTGCCAACTTCAGTAAGGTCGGATAATATGTATGGTTTTGGTCCATTGCCAAATATGCTACCTAGAGCAGAAATGTTTAATAGATTTGTAATGGCTGTCAATAATTTAAATTCTGTGAGAGTATTGGCTCCATTCGTGTGGTTCATACAACAAGATAGAAGCGCGACTTCTTGGTATAAAAAAATAACTAATGAAAATGAATTCGATATAGTAAATTTTTCTACACAAGGAACGAGAGTTGATGAAACTGGCCCAATAGGACCAACAATCGTACCAATAAATTCAATTTTAGCTCTAGCATCCGGTAGATCCGTTAGAAAAGTATATTTGAAAGCAGAGGCGGCTAGATCATTAGGTTTAGAGTTTGCTGGGCAATATATTTTGTCTAGAGAAGAAAGTGAAAGCTATACATTTTCCGCTGTTATTCATCCAAGTATGAATGCGGCAATACCTAGTTATATTTCAAATAATATAACCAGAAAATATTTAGGAGGAGTAACGGAAACTATTGCAAGTTGTGGGTTATTGCAATTGAACATGGATTCTGCAGGTAATACATTTCACTATTGCGGCAATGGTTCAACTAGACCATTCTATTCAATAAAATATCTGCCGCACTCTGTGGAGTCGAAGAATGTGACTCAAAAATTTTTTAATAATTCTAATACTTTATCATCAGAAGCGAGAGGTACGGCAAAAGCTTTAGAAATTTTTATAAATAATGATAGAACTTGTGGAGACTCATGCGGCGACTCTTCTTACCAAACAATAGATTTTGCTTATACTAATATGTTTCCTGCTATAGTACAATTATGATTGATGAAAAATTTAAAAAGCTGTTTAAAGAAGCAGCTAAAGTATCTAAAAGCTTATCTCAATCCGCTGCAAAAGGCGTGGCAGCAATATCAGAGAATAAAAAGTTAATATCTACAAAATCTGAGGCTCAGTCTAGATTAGACATTTGCAATAAATGCAAAGACCTAGACAAGAGTCTAGGTCGATGCACTGTTTGTGGATGTTTCGTTTCTCTGAAAACTAAAGCAGATTACGAAAGTTGTCCAGAAGGAAAATGGTAATTACTTTGCTTTCCTAAGTCTTTCAATAAGCTCAAAAACTTTAGGCTTTGGAATATCATTTATAGAATTAAAATCTTCAGCCTTATCAAAGTTCTCTAATATAAGCTTCTTTTTGATAGAATCAAAAGATACGTTCCTTTCCTTCATAATGTTAGAAAGGACTGCTGCTGGAGAGATTGGATTATCAGCGCCAATCTCTTCGACTTGCTTAGCTCCAATTTCTTCTTGGCCAACGATGTTAATTTTCAAAAAATTTCTTACACACCTGACGAAAGCTCGATTTTCAGCGATAGCAGCGAGATAATTTCGCGCAAAACTTTGAGTGTTGTCTGGGGAGGCATCTGCCAAGGCTTGAAAAGACACATCCACGTTACAGGTCTCATAATTACCAATCCAGTTGATGTAACAACTAGCAATTACATAATTTGGGCCAGCTTCTGGCACATCATAAGACACGCATGTAAAACCTCTGATTTGGGCAAGCTCTTTAATTCCGCCAAGAAGAATTAGCAAGTCTTTATCTTCTAGCTTCGAGACATCAGTTTCTTGAGTCCTTTGCTTATTAGGAACAAGGAACTCGGGGCGAATCATTTTGCGCCAATTAACATATCCATCTTCATTAAAAACATATGGAATAGGAGGCTCTTCTAAGAGCCCGAATTCATTTCGTTTAAGTAGTTTCGGGGGAGTACTCATCGCTATATTATGCGCCTAATTCCTCTTTTGTCAAGAAGTAGAAGTAATCAGCCTCTTCCTTAAATGCTTCGTCCACCTTATCTGGAACACTGAAGGAATCATTCCTAACGTTTTCGCTATTTAAATTATTTTTACAATGCCATCTGCTGGCAAAAGTTTTTCCTCCTTTAATTATTATTTTATTAGTCTTAAAGTATACTTTGCTTAAATCAAGACCGTCTAAAAACTTCATGTCCAAAAGGTTAAGTTTGTTTACTTTTTTAAAATTTAGGTATTTAATTTTTTCTTTATTTATATCTTCTAGAGGCAAGGATGAGATGATTTCGTAGCTAAATTTATTGTCCTCTAAGAACTGAACAAAATCTGGAGAAGAGTTTTTTTCAATTTTGTAGTATATCTTTTTTATGTTATTTCTATGCTTAAAAAGCAAGTTGGAGTCTATAGCTTTAGAAGTAACAATGCTAAGAGAATTTAAAGTTAATTGAGCGTTCAAGTTATACTCTGAAAATAGGTAGTCCATCCTGACTATCATTTCATTTTTATTGCCAGCTTTAATTTCAAAACAAGAGTCTGGAATGATTTCTAAACTTTGAGTGGCGTATACTTTGCCGACTGATATGGTACTATCGAAATCATGATCTTCATTGAGAAGATTCTTAAGTATTTTTTTAGCTATCTCTTCTGGCCTAATGTTATTTATTTTTGCGCTTGTCGGATTATGAAAATTCTTACGCTCTTCTTTTGAATGAATAATAGACTCTTCTGAAACTAGAGTATTATCTAAAGAATAGTCAACCTTTAAAAAACATTGCGAGATACTAAACTCTGAGGATATGAGAGAGTACAACTTAGAAGAGCCGCAAAACATTTCAGAGTTTCTAATTATATAGGCTTTTTGATTAATAGAAGCAGAGTTATCAATGTATGTATGATTAAAATAATACTTCTTGTCTTCTATAAAATGTACTATATTTATCTTATGGTTTTTTAAAATTGGCTCTATAAGCTCTATAACTCTGAACCAAAATACATAATGGTAATTGGGATCAGAAGATTGAGTATCAAGAACAATATATTTATTGAAATCTAAAGGATAGAACTTCTCATATATATAAGCGGATTTTGGCTCTAGACCAGTAGTGACAGAAAAAGATTTTAATAAGTTCATTGTACAAGAATAGAGTGGTGATTTTTAATAGAAAAATTATCCAAACAATAGCTTTGAAAGAAATTCTTATTTAAGAAATCTGGATCTTCGAATTCTTTGGTTTGAATAATAGCGCTTTCTATCATTGTGTTTCCGGAAAAAACGCTTTGGCAAGTTTCATTTGAAGATACAAATATCTTTTTATTTGGATATTTTTCTTTGATGGCAGATATTATTTTTGTAGATAAGAATATATTATCTAACGAAGAATTGATAGAAACAAAGATTCTGTCTTCTGGAGAGCTTCCTGAAAATAACTCTTCTATTCTGAAAGATTTGTGCTTTTCATTATCTTTCATAGCTACATCTCGGAAATAAGATTCTATAGATTGACGCGGAGTTCCCTCTTCTATCTTCTTTAACCAATGGTCTAACCCTTCGTCGTCCTCTTTAATTTCGTGATGCAGAATTAATGCATACAAAGATTTAATCCAAATTTTAGGATCTTCTATGTAAGGCGTGTGCGCGTATGGATTTTTTTCTGGATAAGATATTTTTGATGGCTCGTAATTAGAGTGAGAACAAGAGTCTAAAAATTTCTCTATTTTAGATCCAACGCTTTCAGTAGAAAAATTATCAATAACCCATTTCCTAGCAACTCTGCCCATTTTTACTTTTTCATTCTCTGACATATCTAATACCAGCTTTAAGTTATTCGCTATAGACTTGGGGCAAGTAGAAGCTTTAATAAACTCTGTTCCAAATTCTCTGTACTCGCTCCAATCTAAAGCAATAGATGCCGCTTCTGGCTCGCACATTTCTTGCCCACAACTATAATTAGTAACAAGAGTAATTAATCCTGCTAATTTAGCTTCTTGGATTGGTATTTCTTGGCCGCCGCTTGTGAATGGATGGCAGTAAACATCCATAAGATTGTATATTTCATTAAGCTGTTTCTCAGAAACGCCAATGCTAGTGCCAGTAGTTATGCAAGAGTCACTTGTTCGACATCTCTCACAATCTGTGCTAGTTTTAGAGAAGTTTTTAATCTCATAATCTTTACAGGATTTGCAAACATATGTAGTTAAAATATCTTTGGTATCTACGCCATTTTCTTTACATAGTTTATGAATATTCCATCCTTCATGCCATCCAGTATGCAGAAGCAGCTTGGGCTTTGACTGAGGATTAGCGTCTTTAAAGATTTTAAATCCTTGGAGTAGGTTTGGAACAGATTTTCTTAATTGATTTCTGAATACGAATCCGATTATGTAATTGTCTAATTCTATTTTATTTTTCTTTCTGATTAAAGCTTTCGATTCTGGAGGAAGCGGTCTAAAATCAGAGATCTCAATTGTTCCGTGAACAGTTTTAACATGAGTATGTCCAAGTTTATGCATTTCTTTTTCTGCAAAATTAGACCATACCCAAAAATTTTTAATCTTAGGAGCTTCTGCTACAGCATTAGAAAGTAATGGCAAGGAGTCTAAGGTTGTCCAAATAACAGAATTAATTTTATCGAACCAAGGTTTACCTATGGTATAATCGACTCCCCAAAAGTCTTGAACCCCGATATATATATCAGGCTTTTCTTCATTTACTACTCTATCTATTTCAAATGCCCCATAAGAATCGAGCCTTTGCTTCTCTGATGTTAATGCTTCGTTGGCGGTTCCGGCAGCGCCATAACTCTTCCAAGGAGTTCTTTCTAGCTCTGGATGGTGCTTCGTTATGCCTCCGCATAAAGACACTATTTCGTACTTGTCTGTCTTATATAAATAAGAAAGAAGGGCTTTGGCATTTCTACCAAAACCCGTCTTAGACAAAGCAAAATCGGAGTGAAATAAAATCTTCTTCTTTTTTACCATAGATCTTCATCCGACGACTCAGGCTTGGGAGCCTCTTCCTTCTTAGGGACAGGAGGCGCAGCTTGAGTAGTAGCGGCTGATCTATTATCTTGATCTTGAATAGCCTTTTCAAAGATTTTTGCAAGAGAAAGAGCGAAGTAAGACTCTAGCTTAATGGCTTCTCCAAAAGTAAAGCCCATTAGAAACGAAGTCTTATCTTGAGCGTTTTCCTTGCTCTCCTTGGAGACAGAAAAAGAATAACCTACTTGAGCCATCTCTGATGGGTTGTCCTTAGTGCCCCTCATGTAAGGCGAGAACTTAATTCGAGTGACTTGCTTTTGGGAGTCGTGGAATCCCGTGAATTCGGCATTACGACGCATTGCCGAAATGATATCGCCCACTTCAGTAGAGCTAAGCTTAACAGATGCAGACATCTTTGGATTTTGAGCATTGCCAGCGAATGAACCGCGCTTCTTACTCTCGTCCCAACTGGATTGTTTAATTAGATTAACAAAAACACAGTCATCTTTTGCAGAGATCTTAAATGAGCAGCCGCAACCAGTGTTCTTTGGATTTGGTTTGTAAAATTGAATCATGCTATATATTATGGTGTTTTTGGGCCGAAAAGTCAAGTATTTTTGGAGTCAACTTCTTTCACTTCGGAAAGTTTTGTATATATTTTCAATGTCTGAATTCCGATGGTGTCGCCGAACAAACAGTCTTGTTTTTTCGTGGCTTTAACGATAACTATGTCTTCTTTTTCAGGCAGTCTGTCGCTGTTCGCAGACTTGTTGAACTCTATCTTGTCGTTAAAAGTTAACACAGGAATAGATCCAAATTCATCAGAGACAATCATCTTGAATACTTTGGTTTTTTTCTCATTTTTAGATGTCCATTCTGAAGAGTCTTCGACTTTACCAACTAGATAAATAGTAGCATTATTACCTAATTCAGCTATCTGAGCAGTGGAAACTAGCGATGGCATCTTAGGATGGAATATATCTATCAAAGTATTATTATAGCTATACCCAAGTAATTTATTTTCATAGTACCAATTGGCAAAACTTTCTGATTTATTATTTTGCTGATAGATCTTTAAATAAGGATCGTATTTCTTTTTGATTGTTTCTAGGCGAGTTTCTTTTATGAGTAGTTTGCTGTTCTCGTTTTTTGTTTCAGATAGCTTCTTAATAGTCTTTAGAAGATCGTAACCTTGGTCTGGGCCATGCTCCATGCTTAATACTTTTTCTTTATCGGTCAAAACATTCCAAAGCTGAGCCTCAAGAACAACACGGCTCCTAGAAGTGGAGAAGCCATCTAAAGCTCCAGCTTGAATCAACGCAGACAAAACGCCAATAGAAATGCCAACTTCCTTTGCCGCCTGAAACACTTCAAATTTATTAGATTGATCTGATTTAAAGTTCTTTAACTTCTCCATCGTTTTTTCAGAAATACCTTTAATAGAAGATAAGCCAAATCTAATATCATTTCCTTGAATAGAAAAATCAGTATCAGATTTTAATATATGAGGCCCAAGCAAAGTGATGCCGAAGTGACGAAGCTCTTTCTGGATCTTGGATATCTCTTCTAGAGGCGCTGGTTCGTGCTTTGTCATCTCTAGCAAAGCTAAGAAGAAGTGTTGAGGATACTTGAATTTAAGATAAACGGTACACGCCGCCAAAGCGGCATAGCTCATAGAATGAGATTTATTGAATGAGTAATTTGCTGAGTTCTCAAGAATGCGCCAAAGAATATCTCCTATTTCTGGAGCTAGATTATTTTCTTTAATCTTTTCAGAGATCTTTTCTTGCCATTTCTTTACTTCTTCGACCTTCTTTTTGCCAACGATTCGGCGCAAGACTTCTGCCTCATCAAGAGTAAAGCCAATCTTATTAGACATCTTCATCAACTGCTCTTGATATAGAGCAACGCCACCGCTGCCGCTCAGCACAGAGTCAAAGAACTCATGAATACCCTCGTATTGATTGTTAGTTGTGAAATTAGCGTACTGGTCTACGAACTCCAAAGCTCCGGGTCGAGCAAGAGCCAAAACACCGCTTAGCTCTTCAAGATTCCTTGGTTTCACTTTCTTGCAAACCTTAAAGTTAGTATCAGCTTCAATCTGAAAGCATCCATGAGGAGTTCTCAAGTCTTGAAGCTGCTGATAAATAAATGGATCATTAAAATTAAGATCATCTACTTTAATGCCAACTAACTTGCAAACTCTATCAACAATAGAAACGCTTCGTAGACCAAGAAGGTCTAGTTTAACATTAGATATAGAAGCCCAGTTCATGTCGTAACTGGATACCTGTTCTTTGTCTGAGGTAAGTTCAGTAGGACAGCTTTGTTCTATCGGATGGTATGAAAGCATCATGCCAGAAGCATGAACGCTCTTATTCTTAATTAGGTTTCTAAGTTTTAAAGCAGTTTTATAAGACCGTGGATTTTCATCACACCATTTCTTAAGTTGCTCAACTTCGTCATAAGCTTCTTTAAGATCCATGACTTGACCGAAAGTCTTTGGAATCAAAGAACTAATGTCATTCATTTCGGTCTCGGGCTTCTCGTCAATGATCTTTCCGCACTCTTTAATAAGCAGCTTTCCGCTTAGAGTTGTTAGAGTAAGGATCTTAGAAGTTCTTCCTGAGAATAGTTGTTCCAAAAATTTGATTACCTTTTGGCGATTGTAATAACAGATATCAATATCAACGTCGCACATCAGCGATCCGTCTAGATAAGTGATGCCGTCGACCACTTGCTTCTTAGCGCGAATCTTAGATATGAATCGCTCAAAAAATAGTTCGTATTTAATTGGATCTACTTTAGTAACTCCCAGCAAATAAAGAATAAGACTACCAGCAGCAGAACCGCGCCCAAGACCGACAGGTATGGAATTTTCGTTACAGTAGTTAATAACAGTCCAAACCAGAAGAATATAGTCAAGAAATCCAAGTTCTTTAATGGTCTCAAGTTCATATTTTACTCTGTCAGAATATTTAGGGAAATCTTCTTTTGGTATGTTTAGCTTTTTAAAATTAGCTCTACACACTTGCATTAAGAAATCATAGTTAGAAGACTCCTCTTTAAGTCCATATTGCTTCTTAAGGCGGCTCTCAATATTGAATTCTGGAAGCCTTACGCCGTACAGCGGTAGCTTCATATTGGAAAATTGCGAATCGAAGTCTTTCATATTTCTACTTGAAATTTAATTTTATTCCAAACCTTAAGGTTAAGATCTAAATCTACGATAGCATTATGTAGATTTTCATAATCATGATCTATGCTGTAGTCTTTGCCAAGAGCAGTGAGGTTGGTTTTGATTCCTTTTTTGTAAGTATGCGAGAGTTTATATTGATATTCAATCAAAGACTCTTTCGGCATCTTGGGGATTCCATACTTGATTCCCTTGGCTAAGCAATTGGTGTCTATAAATTTATTTACTAGATGTTTAATGTTCCTATTCTTAAGCAGATACATTTCCTTAATCAGATAGACGTCGAATCCAAGGATATTATGACCAACAATATAGTCGCTATTATCAAGCCAATCACTAATAGTACCAAAAACATCATCAAATTTCTTGCCAGTTGCTCTAATGAGTTCTTCTGGATATCTTGTGATTCGTCTTGCATCTTCAGATATCTTAAGATTAGTATCCCATTTAATCAACAAATCTCGCTCATCTACTTTTTTGCCTCCAATAGTATATAGCATAGCTACCTGCCAAGGAAGATTTTGGCAGAAGTTTAAGCAAAGATTTAAAGTTTCACAGTCAATAAAAACTATTCTTTTAGACTTATCAAACCTAAGTAGTTCATTTTCCATATTTTTCCTTGAATGATTCGGCGCAGAATTCGTTTGAGGAGCAGTGATTCAAATTGGGTTTATTTAAAGTCGTTCTTTCCGAGATACATCGGAAGGTAAGGTAAGCCAAGAAATCTTCTTTGTTCTCATAATAGATAGACTGCGCTCTGACTGCCGGAAGCTTATTCGAGGTGATTTCTTTGACTTTCGATTTAAGAATTTCATCAAATGGTAGATTATTATCCTCTACAAAATAAGTTGGAGTGCAAAAACTAAAATCAGGTACACATATGCTATAAGTTAAATTATTCTTAAAAACATAAGAATCGTAGAACGGAATACAAAGCGCTAAGTTATCCTTTTTCCATAGCCTGCTTAAGTTCTTGCAGTCTATTCTTGGATAGTAATAAAATCCATCAATGCTTGCAAAAGTGGATATTTTAATTAGATCGTAATATCCGTCATTGTTAGTTATAAAAATTATAACTTTATGTTCTTTATCTCTTGACTCAGCAGTTTTATTTTCTACATCGTCGCACACGGTTAGACGAAGGCCAAATCTTAAATTTAACTTAGCATCTTCGCAAGATTTATAAGCTTCTAGAAATCCAGAAATAGAATCATCTACTATATATAAATTATCTATATTTAAACTTTTCGCTATATCTATTATCGAGCTTGGTTCATCTGATTCGCTTGAACCAGCCTTAGAAAGGGTTAGGATAGATTTTCCAAGGCTGTAGTGCGACTTGAAGAGAGGAACAGCGGAATACTCCATGCGTCAGTATGCTCCAAAGACGCAGGAAGTCAATCAAAATGTGGGGTCATCTTTCTTCCAGTAAGGGCAGCCTTTATATTCTGTTTTTTTAATAAGAGCTACTTTTGAATCGTTAAGCAGATCTTCTCTTTTAAATGATGCTCTTATATGTTTATCATTTTCATCAGTTCCAATGTAAAAAATCGCTGGAAGTCTTGATGGACAAATCCATTTTCCTTGCACATCGCTACCACACATCCACTTTTTCTTTGGAGAACTAGCAGCAAGATTTTGTACGGCTTTCTTCTCGTCGAAAGAGTTAATATATCCAGCTACATAACTTAAATAAGACTTAAAGCCTTCTAGCTGTTCTGCCGTTGGTTTTGGAGCCCCTTGAATAGGCTGCTTCTTGAATTTAAGAAAAATAAAAGAAACATCTGGTATGTAGCCCTTGGTTTTAAATACTGCCAAAGAATACATCAAATTTTGCAAATTAAAATCAATTTCTTCTTTAGAGAACTTAGCTTTACTTGACTTATAGTCGTAAATTTTATATTCAGTGTCGTTAAATTTAGCTAATTTGTCTATGAAACCGTTGATGATATAATCATTTTCTTCGAGTTTAAATTCTGATTCTGCTTCCACTAGAACTGAGCCATTGCAAAAAAAATCGCTTTGCAGACCAGTTTGAATCATCATATAAATGAGATCCAAGTTTTCTTCGTCGTCTACTTTAAGTTTTTTAGCGTTTTTTAAAATTAATCTATGTATAGCAGGATTTTTAATTACCCCTGCTTTCCCAGAGCATAGATCGTCAAAATACTTTTTATGCCTGTCGGTCAAGAGAAGCTCAAAAATTAAATGACAAATAGTTCCTCTTGAAGCTCCAGAGTTAGAAATATCTGGAAGCTTAAGAATATACTTAGTATAGTAAAGCCAACTGCAACCTTCAATAGTCTTAATCTTGCTGGCACTAAGTTTTACCTTTTCGGTTTTTATTTGATTGAGTTGTTCCATTCTATGATTTTATTTTTATCTTTAAGATGTAGATCTCCAAAATCTTTGCCTCCAGTAGGAAGAGCAATTCTAACTTGGGAACTATCAAAGTAATTTATTAAAGTTTGTCTTGCTGTCTCTGCGGCTCTATTTCCTGCGCCAGTAAAAAGCCCGTCGTTATTAAAAGCTACAATTATTTTCTTAGGGTTTAAAGATATCAGAGAATATATTATGGCGCTACTTATATTTAGTCCAAAAGAAACCAATACATTCTTAATACCATTTTCTCTCAACGCAAGCATGTCTCCTATACTTTCGACTAATATGATGCCATTGCTAGACTTGAGTTCTTTAAGGTTGACTTTGGCTGGATAGACCCATTCTTTTTTGTCCCCAAGGAGCTTCCATTTCGGCCTGCCCTCCATCAAAGTTTTAGAAATGTCTCTGCCAGCAAAGCCTATTACTTCATCTTTATTGTTAAAGATTGGGAAAACGTACCTATTGAACATTTTTCCGCCAGTAGCCACTCCTCCTTGAAAGGGCTCCAAAATAGAATCAGATATACCTCTGTTAGTCCAATAAGAAGAGTCTCTTAATAATTTAATCAATAAAGACTTATCAAATGTAGAAGTTTGTTTTATTGTTGGCTTTGCCCTGTCTTCTTCTCGATAAGAAGTGTCTATTCCTTTTGCCGAAATCCAATTCTTGGCTTCATCAATTGATTTTAACTTTAAAGTAAGCCTAACTAGATCTTCTAAAGACCCGCTAATGTTTTCTTTAAAATCTACCCACTGGCCAGAATTTTTCCAAATTCTTAAAACATGATCATTATCAGAATCTCTATAAAGAGGTCTTGTTCTATACTCTTTGCCATGATCGAATAGAACATATCCTATGTCTTGAAGAATTACTCTGACAGATTCGCAGTCATTCATAAGAAATGTTAAAGCACTTCTCCATCCGAACCTGAGTCATCTAGCTCTGGGCGCAAAGCTCTTGCATCTACAATATCAGACAAGGTTCCACGCTCTTCTACGTTAAAGTTAGCTATATTAAAACTAATGAAATTAGGCTGATATTTAACTGATCGGCCTTGTTGAATTCTTACGAGATCGTGATGGCCTTGAGAGTCTCTGCCTTGAAACCGAGTGGCAAGTGGTATCATCTTGTGAGATCCAAAATCCTGCCCATCTTCAGCGATCTCTTCTACGGTTTTACGCCTGAAGATCGCGACGTATGAAGCGTACCATTGCAAACGATCAGATTGAGAGATCGCGCTGCTATCATCCACGCCATTCTCTGCGCTTCGATTCAATTGACAAGCAGTAAGAATTGGAACATTTAATTCAAGAGAAAGCTCTTTCAAAGAGTTGACTTTTTCGCCAATCAACTGGTACTCTTGCTTATTCTTATCTGATTCTCCGGTTAATTTGATGTAGTCATAAATAATAACGCATTGGTTTCCACGGCCAACCTTTGAAAAATACCAGCGCTTTACAATAGACACAATCTCTCCTATTGGTTTCCCAGCTACCTGAAGATGATCTACTTGATTGCTAACGCTTTTTATTGTGGCTTTACTATCTTGAAATTTAGCGTAAAGCTGAGCATTCTTTTTCCAATTGCCAGTTTCAAGATGCCATACTGGAATTCCTGTAAGAGATGAAGCTATTCTGAACTTCATGTCTATTGTTGCCATTTCAGTATCAAGGACAAGAGCTTTGCAGCCTTTGTTTATACTTGTTACTTTTATAGCAAGATCATTAAGAATAGTAGACTTACCATGCTTTGGTCGACTTACCCAAGCATAAAGATTGCCGGGGCGAATGCCGCCATATAAGCGATTGAAGTTTTCGTATGGGGTCTGTAGACCATTTTCAGAAATAGGATTATTTCCGCGCTCTTCAATGATTTCAATAATATTAGAAGTTACGTCTTCTGGCTTATTGCTTTCATTTGTGTAGACGCAGATTTTACTATTGTAAATTTTATCTGCTTCTGTTATGATTTCTTCTATAGGCTTGTCGGCGCAATTATGAGCAAAAGCTTTAATTTCTTGCCCAGTTGTTTCGATTTCTCTGCGGATTCTATATTTTACTAATTCCTTAGCAGCTTCGACTAGGCCCTGCTTAGTGGTTGGGATAAGGCATACACTATTAACATAATTAAAGATGTCAATAGATTGATCTTTGAAAGTAATGCCAAGATTTTGAGCTTTTTGAGCGATTAAAATCTTATCTATCTGCTCGCCCTTACTGAACGTTTCTCTAAAGACGCAAAAAATAGTATAATGGACTTCGTTGATAAAGTCTTTCTCGTTAATGAAAGATTCTATGTCTGAGAAAGACTCTGGATGTTTGATCAGTCCAGATATGGCGTATTTTTCGATTTGAAGCGAGTAAATTGACATTAAAGATTTATATTGAATTTGTCTTTGAAAAACTGCTCTGTCAGGTCTTTGACTTCATTCTCGTAAATTTCCACTAACTGAAATTTATTCAAAGAAAGCCAATTTTCTTTTGCTACATCTCTCTTGATAGACTTCAAATAGTTAAGTCTAGAGTCTCCATGGAAAAACTTATTAAAAGCTGAATGCTGCCTGCCATGAACCTCTACGGCTATTTTAAGCGTTGCATTAATTATGTCTACTTTTAATCTAGACCCAAAGACAGGAAACTCTTCGTAAACTATATGATTCTTCCAGTATTTTTTAAGAAACTGCTTGGTGTTGAATTGTACCTTAGAGCGAGAAGAAGCATCCCAATCAATTAAATATTGGGACACATTTTTACTTACCGCTTTTCCGTACACATTTAAAAGCTTCATTTCTTAAGAGCACTAATGAATTTATTAAAAAGATACTTAGTTATATCTTCATGCTCTTCGAGGAAGTTCTTTAGATTTGCTTCGCCTTGATGTTGCTTTGGCATTTCTAAAGAATTATCGGCAAGCTCTTTAATAAGCTCATCAGTAATTGTAATCCAAGCTCCCTTCGCATGGGCGAACTCCCAAGCCAAAAGCTGGTCTACGATCTCGTATTCCACCCAAACGCTTGACCCATTAGAGCGACCATACTTAATAGGGTATCGAACTTCTCTGCCAGACTTTTCGTTTGGAGTTTTCTTGAAAACGATCTTGCACCAATGACCAACTGGATTGCCTTCGCCCTTAGCGTTGGCATAAATGAAATCTTTATTCCAGCGCTGCTGGAACTCTAGAATCCAATCAGAATAGTGTAAAGCAGCGTTTCCGCCGCTTGCGTTGGTCACCTTCGGGTCTCCCTTCTCATATGGGTTGATCTTGATGGAAGATCTAACCTGAGAGATCAAGAAGCAGATATGCCCTCTAGAAGAGAAAGCTGTAGCCATTTTGCGCAAAAGATCAGAAGTAAGTAGAGCGGCACCAGCAGTTTTGTTGGCTTCTGTAGCAGACTTTGCCAAGTCGTTTCTGGGAACGAGAGCATCAAGACTGTCTATGATAAAGAAATAAATATTGCCTTCGTCATTATCTTTGATTAGCTCACGCATTGTATCTGTTACAAATTCATAATCATTGGTAGGGATAACTCGCCACTTTGCTGGATCAATATTAACTCCTGATCTAGACACCATGTTTTCGCTGAGTCGGCCTTCTGATTTGATGTAAATAATGCAGCCTTTTTCAGGATGCAGCAATTGAAAATTACGAGCAAATGCCAGAGCATTGCTGGTTTTGCCGCCTTCCGTAATTCCGGATGATCGGATAATACCCGGATGAATTCCACCGCCCATCTCAATATCCAAGGTCAGACTTCCGCTGCTAATGACATAATCAATATTATTGTCAAATGCATAATGATGATCCTTGTTTCTGTTGAGAATATTATCTAGGACTTTGAGCTTTCCTGATGCTGTTTGCTCTGCTTGCTCTTGAGCTTCTTTCTTTTGCCTTGCCATATTATTATTTGTTGAAAATATTTAGGAATTCTTTGAGTGATGTCGGCTTCTTGTTTATCTCTACAGTTGGGGCTATAGAGGTTTCTTCTAATTTAATTTCTTGCTTATCTGGGAATAGATTCTGATAAGCTTTCGCTTCTACAAGGAATCTTTTGCCTTTATCAGTCAAGAACCAGCACATAGAGGGGATCTTGATTCTTCCTTTTAAAGAAAATAAAAACTCAAACCCATGTTCTTTAATTATGGTATTTGATATTTTAACTTCTTTAGCCCACCGACATGTTTTGGGCTCAAAAAGAAAGGCGTGAACTAGTTGCTGACCTTCAGACAACTTTCTTTCGCCATTCTTTTTCGCAGTCATGGGCTCATTATGAGGCCCTTCTCAACGCTTGTCAAGAAGGCAAATGTCATGATTTACCATTTTATCTACCAGATTTAAGAAGTTGATCTTTGGATTCCAGCCCAACTCTTTTCTTGCTGGCGTAGAATCTCCAACAAGAATATCTACTTCTGCTGGTCTATAGAATTTAGAGTTAATAGAAATAAGCGTGGAAGACAGAGGTTCTCTCTTTAATGCGTATTCAGTGGTAATAGAATACTCTTCGTTCAAATTCGAGCCGTGCCAATTACCATCAATGTTAGCAATCTTAAATGCAACTTCAATAAATTCTCTTATAGAATGAGTTTCGTTGCTTGATAAAACATAATCTTTCGGCTTATCTTGGTTTAACATTCTCCAGACTCCATCGACAAAATCTTCAGAATCTGACCAGTCTCTTTTGGCGTCTAGATTGCCAAGCTCAATTGGAGCAAATGGCTGATTATCTAAAATAGCTTTATAAATTCTTGCTACTCCTTTTGTGATTTTTCTGGTTACAAACTCTTCTCCGCGCTTAGTGCCTTCGTGATTAAAAAGAATACCATGAACAGCATAGAGATTGTAAGATTCTCTATAAACCTTAACGGCATGCCTTGCTGCTGCCTTAGATGCGCCATATGGACTTCTTGGCCTAATTGGATGATAGATGTCTTGAGGACAGTAAGCTACGTCGCCAAACTCTTCGCTTGATCCAGCAGAGTAAAATTTACAATCCGGTTTAAATCTACGAATAGCCTCAAGGCATCGAACAACTCCAGTAGCATTGGTGTCAAAAGTTTGCAATGGAATTTCCCAGCTACATCCAACAAAACTTTGTGCTGCAAAATTAATAAAATAATCAGGTTGGATTTCTTTAACTGCATTATCTACGCTAACGCTGTCAGACAGGTCTCCATAAATGATCTTGAACCTAGCATCGCCTAAAAAAGCAGAGCAGTTTATAAAGTTAGGATTTGAGCTGCGCCTAATCATTCCAAATATTTGGTAATTAGTGTTCTTAAGTAGATATTCTACCATGTTTGCGCCATCTTGCCCTAGAATGCCTGTTACTAGTATTTTCTTATTCATATTAATATCCTATTTTAACTTCTTTTACTTCGTTATTAAAAAATTTATTTTGAAGAGCTACCTTCTTTTGGTATCTATTATAATTAGAATCATCTACTAATTTTGCCAAACCATTATCTTTCTTGACCTGATCTACTAAATCGAATGTATTTTCGTTAGCATCTCTAAGGTTTTGATATTCTTCGCTTGCTACAATTTGTTCATATAGATCAAAGCCGATTTGGCTTATGATCTCTTTTGACAAATTTTGATAGTTTGATACAAGCTTTTCTTTGTCTTGTTTGGAAGATTTAATTATTTTAACTTGAGTAATACTCAATATGTCGAAAGCAAAACCTTCGTCTAGTGAAATTTTAAGCATATTTATTTATGGTTGTTATTAAAGAGTCTATTTGATTTTTTGTTATCTTCGAATGCAAGCCAACATAAAAGCCGTTGTTGTGCAAAAATTCGCTATTTGGAAAGTTTTTATAATCTCCGAATTGCTTATAACAAGTTTGGCGCAGAAGATTGCCTGATATAATTGGTCTAGTTTCTATTAAATTTCTTTCGCATTCTTTAATAATAGCGGTCAAATCGATTGCATTTTTAAATACAATTGGAATGCAAAACGCTACATGGTCTCTATCTGGGAACTCTTCTGGCAACAAAAGCTTTTCATTTGGAAGACATTCCTTAAAGTAATTAAATAATTCAGTTCTTGAGGCTATGTATTCACTAGCTCTTTTAAGATCAATTCTTCCAATTAGAGCATGTATATCTGAGTTTCTATAATTATTTCCGAGCAAGAAAAAGTCGAACCTCTCGTTTACGTCTTTGTTCAAGAACTTAGACTTTTGATCGTTTGGCAAAGCTCTGACTAAACCGTGGTTTCTCGCTAATAGAAAATAATTATACTCATCATCATCATTGGTGAAAATAAATCCGCCTTCCACACTTTGGAGTTGATGGCCGAAGTATGTACTTGTGGTAGAGGTAAAGAAAGAGGAGATGTTCTTGCCAGCAAACGAGCCAAAAGTATTCTCGCAGTTATCCATCAAGACTCTAACTTTATATTTTTTAGATATTTTTTCAAGCCTTTCAACATCTGGAACAAAGCCCAAAAGAGAAGTTATAAAAATTGCTTCTATAGATTTATCTTTAGATACGACATCTTCTACAGCGTCGAGATCCATAGAAAAATCACTTAAATTAATATCCACAAAAACTGGCTCAAAGCCTTCTCTTGCAAAAGGAGAAACTGAAGTAGTCCAAGTTGTTGATGGGAAAATGATCTTTCTGATTTTATTAGTGGAGTTCTTGAGAGAGTCTTTCAAGTAACAGGCTAAAATAGTATTAGCTGTCGAGCCGCTGGATACAAAAACAGCATGCTTAGCCCCTACAAAATTGGCCATTTCTGATTCAAAATTCTTTACATGCTTATCCATTGTCCACCTATTGGACGGAAGCAAGAAAAAAAGAGCCAACTTTATTCTGTCTAACCAAGTAAACTGAGAGTCATTCAAGTTCCATTTTTGCATATGTTTCTATTTCTTCCTTTATTTTATTAATTGTATTGTCCCAAGTAAAATTTTTAAGCACGATTTCTTTGTGTTTTTTTGCTATATCTTTATATAGAGAATAATTAATAAAAGAATGATGCAAAGATTCTAAAATATTTTGCCTGATAACTCTTTCGCCATATATCTGACCAGAAAATAAATTGAGAAAATGTTCTGGAAAGACATTTATTCCTTTGCTTTGCCACTCTTTGATAGCATAAGAATCTACGACTTTCATTTCAGTTTTTATTTTTATTGGCTGACTCCATTCAGGTATAAATTCTTTTAGAGCAGAGCCAAACGTAACTATAGCTGGAGTTCCGCACAGAACAGAATCCATGGCATTCATGCCAAATGAAGTGGTGTGGTTTGTATATAAAAACAAATGACTTTTATTATAAAGAGTTCTTATAGAATCTTCTGTTAGACGGCTGTTTATATATTTAATTTTTTCACATTTTAGTGACTCTACATATTTGGCAAAAGCTTCATTTTTGCCGTCTTTTATTATTAGTTGCGCATCTATATTTTTACTAAACTCAATGAATGCTGGAATAAGCTCCTCTAGTCCGCTTCTTTCGTTGCTAGAATTAACAGTTAAATATGTAAATTTAGAAAACTTTTCTTCTCCAGTCTCAAACCATATATCTTTATCAGAGCCTAAATGAACGCTTGAAACTTTTTCGTATCCAGAGTTTATTATATTGTTTTTAGCAAAATCGCTAATAGCTAAGACTAGTGGATTGTATTTTTTAAGTTTTTGGATAACTATGTTAGGGGCTAATGAATATTCACAAGCAAGTAAAGGAATTTGTCTTGCCCATCTTTGCTCAGTATCGAATACTTCTGGATAAATAACAAAAGTTTTGGGGTCGTTGATATTGCCTAAAAGGTTATGCTTGGAAAAAAATTTGTTTAGCTGTCTGGCGACTATAGTAAATGATCCAAATTCATTTCCATTATAAAGCTTATCGTTATAGGCGAATAATTTCATCTGTTTTATAAAGTAGTTCTTGTATTTTATGATTAGAAGAGAATGAATCGGAAAGTATATTTTGAGTTAAATTTCCTTCTGGAGCAAGAGCGGTCTTATTAGAGTGATGATTCGGCAGCCAATTACTTAAAAGATTTATTTGTGGAACCATTGAGTAAGCTCCAGTAACCCACATAGAGCCAGAGTCTGTTCCTATTATTATCTTGCATCCAAGAGATTTAAAAATTTGATCGCAGAAATTTAAATTTGTCATCTTGTGATAGTTTGGGCTGTCAATTATTGTTGGCTCATTAGTAAAGCCGAAATGCAAAACCTTGTGATTTTTAGAAAGTACTTTTAGGACTCTAGCCCACCAGTCTAAAGAAGGACTTCTTCGTGAGTTAGAAGATCCATATCCAGCAAATGGCCAAATAGCTATTGCATTTTGATCTTTAATTTTTTCTGTTTGTGGGTATAGTTTTGGAATTTTATCATTAGCGTCTAAAGAAATATATTTATTATAAAGATCTTCTGACGCCATTAGCATAGTTTCCTCACAGCAGTTTCTGTAATTATACCAGTCTTGCTCTCGCGGGTGATGGGGAAAACAGTTAAATTTTAAATTAAAATTGTCCAAAGAAAGGCTTTTAGAGTCTTGGTCGTCAAAACTTTCTGTAGCATTTGTTATGTATACATTATCTATAAGAGGATGATTCCTGAATAGGTCTGCTGCTTGAGAGCATCTTCTAGCAATAGGAAATGTTATCTTGCAATTTGGGTGCGAGTTCTTTAATATTGTGAGACCCGGCAAAGACATTACAATATCACCAATTAATGAACCTCTAGAAAACAATATATTCATAGAATATAAGATGAAAATAGCTCTTCGTTATCAATTAAGAATTTGGGAAAAGATTCGTCTATTTGTACTTTAGAAAATTCTGTTTGCTTTTTGCTTAGATTTTCGAGATGAATAAAGAATTTCTTGTCTGAAGACATGAAGTTGTCAAAATGAATTTTAAACTCTTCAATGGTAGGAAGAGTAGATTTGTCAAATGGCTCTATGCAAGACAAGCTTTTTTCGTAAACTTTTTGATATCCGCCAAGCCAACTGAAATGCCATCCGCAATTGGTAGCCTTATCGAAAAAGTCTTTATTGTTTCTAAGTGTCTGAGGGAAGTAATTTTTTAACACCTTATTGGCGCAGCAAACTGTTCCTATCCATTTTCTATCTGTTGCTTTAAGATTTAAGAAATATGCATAGAAATCCATCTCAATAGAAAAAATTGGATTGTGTTTTTTAGAAAGGATCTCTGGGGCTAAAGAAATTATTTCAGAGCTTGGTATCTCATCAAGATCAGAAATTAAAACGATATCATCATCATTAGCTTGCAGCGAAGATATTCCATCTTGGATTTTATTTCTTTGGAAATTTTCCATTTCCCATAGATTTTTTTCATTAGATGGGCACTCTTCGGCTTTGACTTTTACATGTACTATCTTATCTAGGAATTTAGAGAACCTTTTTTTGTTAACATCGAAATATAAAGGTTTAGGTTTTAGGCTTTGAGTAAGCTCAGCTTCCACCAAAACAAACTTATCAACAGCAGAATCAAGTTCATTTAGTCTTATCTCTAATAAGTCTAGTTCATTAAAAAATGGAAAAGCGTCTATAATCATATCTTTTTGTAGGAGAAAGTCGTGCCAATATCATTTTCTGTTTGATTAAAATATTGGATATTAAAATCTAGCCATCCAGTATTTTCGTTTAATGGAGAAATTGTTGACATATCGTTTCTATTTAAAACTATTTTTTTATTTACTCTTGTGTAACAATTAGCAATCCACATTCCAGCGCCGCTATTGACTCCTATAAGAATAGACGAGCTTGATATAAGTTTTGCAGTGTCCCACATATTTAATCCAAGTTTATTTATAAATGGAGTCTTTTTATCTTGAGGGCCTCCTATTTGAATTATCTCAAAGTTTTTATATGTTTGCGCTATGTGGTCTATAGTAGAATCACTTAAAGTTCCTCCCTCACTTTGGCCTGTTGTATGAACAGTAATTCTATCTGGCTTTATTTCTGAATCTTCAAACTTATATATTCTTGGATGTCTTAAATTGATTTTAAAATTATGGAAACCAAGCCGTTCAAAAGATTTATGTTTAAAAAACTTTTCTGATGTAGATAGAAATTTTTCAGCAGGAAATTGAACAGACCATAAGTCTATTTTTTCTGAGTACTTTTGACTGCCTCTGACGACATATGGATTATGATCATAAATCCAACAATCGCAAAGATCTAATACCTTTTCTCCAGTATTATCAAAAATTATCTCTGGTAAAGCGGCAAACTGAAGCTTGTCTCCAATTCCGGGGCCATTGTTTTCTAATGCTATCATTTATTTAACTATTTAGTATGCTTTTATGAGTGTTTACGCTATAAATTCTTCTAATGGCTTGGTTATCAAACTCTGTTATTTGAGGCACTAAAATATTGGCTTTGTTCTTTAGTATTCTTCTCATCAAATCGCATACATAAAGATGATCGTAATTAAGTGGCAAACAAGTCTCTGGAAACGGCATCCATCTTATTTGATGACTTAGATATGGAAAATGAGGATAAGCGACCTGCCTACTCATGCATAGAGTCGGTATATCATAAGCATATCCAACATACTTTAATCCGCTATCAATAGAAAACATGCATTTAGCTCCAGATATAGCCAAGAAGGCGTCTTTTAGATCAACATCTAAAATGTCTACTCTGCTATCATTTTCAAATTTACTATAGAAAAACCTTACGTCAGAAGTGCATATTAATTTAACCTTGCAAAAAGAACTTGTCTCTTCGATAAGATTATTAATATATTCTTGCTCTAAGCCATGATCGTTTTTAGAATTAGAAACCAAATGAAAAACAATATAATCTTCTGTAGGAGTTCTCTTATTGAGATCTGGCTTGGGAAAAAATCTATAATATCTCATCCAGTTAAAATCAAAATCGCACCATTTCAAAGAATCTATATGCAAATCATAAAACTTATCATAAGACTCCATCTCTGCCCTGATTTCATCTGGTACGTTTTCTAAAGCTCCAATATATTTATCTAGCCCGAATTGACAATTCACCCAGAAGTCTTTGTATTTTTTCTTTTGAATTACTTTAATTTCTTTGTAGAAAGATGGATAAAGTATTTCTAAGCCTTGCTTTTGAAAGGTTTTGCCTTCGCTATCTATATAAGCGGTTATTTCTGAGTCTGGATACTTCTCTTTTATAGCGCAAACAAAACGATTTCCCAAAAGGCAATCTCCAAGCCCGCCTTCTAATCTAACTGATATGTTCATGTTTTCTTAAAATTTCAATGAAAGATTTAGCTACGTCTTCTGGAGCGAATTGATCTAAATACTCTTTTCCTTTTTCATAAGAATACATAGGTTTTTTGCCTCCGAGATCAGCCAAAAAGAAATGCTGAATAGATTCGTCTCCAAAGTATGGTTTGCAACAATTAAAACATTGATGCGCTCCGAATAGAATAAGCATAGGCTTGTTAAGCGAAGATGCTAGATGCATGCAAAAAGTGTCTATTCCAAGCAAACATATAGACTTATTCATAAGCCAAGCTGTTTGATTGAATGTTATGTTCTCTATTTTTTTGCAACCATCGTATTGTTTATCAAGAAAGTCTACTTGAATGATGTTTATATTTTTAGATTTCAGTTCTGGACTAATTAAAGAAATTACTTCTTGCCACTTTTTATAGAATCTAGACTCTCCTCTAGAATGAGGATTGAAGAAAATAAATTTGCCAAAATCACCATCCACTGGATCGTGCTGTATGAATGGCTTCTCTATTTTAAGGCCAGAGTATAAAGAATATGCTTCTACGAGGTGCATATTAATATTTAATATCGAAGGCTATCTTATCTTCTCCATTATGCATGTAAGTTAAAAATCTTTGAGTCGCTGCGTGTGGTAAGAAGCAAATATCAAAATAACCAGCATGATCTCCAATCCCTTCCATTAAAACAAGGTTATCCATACACTGATCGTATTCAATTACGCCATCGATATATGGGTTTCCTTTTAGGATGTCTTTAAACTGAGGCTTTGTTGCAAAGTATAATTTGTAATTTGGATAAGTTTCTCTAAGGCTCCTCAGTAATGAAGTGCATAGAAAAACATCTCCAGCAGACTCTGGCATTACAAATAATAACTTTTTAGCCATTCAAAGAATCTAGTATAAAATGCACAACGCTTTCTTTTTCATCTTCAAGGTTTTTGGCGCTATAAATCTTCATAACGCAATCTTTTACATATTGATTAACAAACATAGCGTCTCTTGTTTCGTCTTTAAACTCTCCAATGATGCAAATTGTTTTAATTCTTTGCATTGAAGACATTGATTTGAAACAGCTATCTAGCCCAATCAAAGCGTTGCAATATTTTACCGTAGAAAGACTATGAATGATATTATCAAAACTAACAAATTTAACATTGTCTGATTCTTGCAAGCCATACTCAGAAAGCTCCTTTTTAGAACCAAAAATTAAATAGTTGTTTTGATCGTTTATGATTTTCTTGGTTAGGTCAACTGGAATAGTCTTGGCTGGCAAATTGAAACGATTATAGACAGAGTAGGCGAAGTCGCTTCTGAAAGGGTGGATTCCGATTACGTTTCTCTTCACTGAGAAAGAATTAATGAAATTTTCTGCGATTTCGTTGCTGTCTCCACCAAAGTCTAAATCTGAATAAAATGCTCTTGGTGCTTCAGATATGTCGTCTTGATTTTCTTTAGCGTGATCAGCCTTGATAATATCTACTTGCTCGTTATGGCTATCCATATCTTTGAACTTATAGAAATGACAATTTTTAGCGCCCAAATAATCAAACATATCAGGAGCCTTATCAAAATGAGTGTGAACTATATACTCTTGATCAGTATTATTCTTAATGAACCAAAGACTCTGAAGAATATCCCCAACGCCTCCTCTTAGGTAAAATTTCATATAGTTAGAATGTATTAGGGCCTAACTATGTAAATTTCCATAAAATTAGGCCCCAATTTTGTAAATTTTTATGTAATTAGCGGATAGGGCAAGCGCCAGTAGAGCATTCTGCCATATCTAACATCTCAGTACTATTAATAGACAACGAAGAGATTGGCTTTACCTTGGCTGAAGCTGCCAAATAAGTATCATTGTCAATTTCCTGATAAGGAGCCTGCTTGAAGCCGTGATTCTTAAATAGCAAGAAGCTTACGCTCTTAACATTATGCTCATAGTTATCCTTTAGCCAAGCCTTTAATGAATCAAGCTCTTCAGGCTTATAGTAAGCAGTAACAGAAACTGCATTGTCAGACCAATCAGTTTGAAGCTTCTTAACCATATCAAGCTGCTTCAACACATCCATGTCCTTAGCAAGAATAGATCCTTCAGGAGTTTTACATGGGAAATAAACAACTACAGTGTCTCGATTTTCAGTTCCATCAAAATTAACAAGGAACTCAACATGATACCCCATATCCTTGCAGATTTGAACTAGACCATCAGAACTAGACATGCGAACTGTGCGCATGTAATACTCGCTAAACGCTGGGTGAACTCCGGGGGTTGCGCCGCCAAGAAGGCTTAGTGTACCAGAAGGCTTAATAGTCGTGAGCTTAATGCTTTCAGGCCATCCACGAAGCTTGCTCCAAGACCTGTCGAAAGCTCTCAAAGCAACGTAACAATCATCTAGCCATTCAAGCTTATGAATAGACTGGCAAACGCCAGTAACGCCAAGACCAAGACGCATGTTTTTATGTACGATCTTATTAGTTTGCTCATGGATGAACGGAAGAGAGGCTATAGCTTTTTGAGTCTTATAAAGCAATTGTGAGCAGTCGATAAGCTCTTCTTTGCTTTCGATGTTATTAAGATAAAGCTCGCACAGATTGCAGCATTCGTAATTTGAAAGACTGATCTCGGCGCATGGGTTTGTCATTTCACAATCATCAGCGCTTGTTGGATACATTGAGTTGTCTGAGATCGGTCCATCCTTAATACGGCCAAACTTTTGAGACAATGGCAAGTTGAAGAAACCATAAGGCTCTCCATTAGCATATCCGCTATCTGGATTTATTTCGTATCCATTTTTCCAAATCTCCTCAAGAACATGGTCGTAACTATCAGCATAAATTGTATTGTTGCTCATAGCCCTCCAATTAGGAACGTTTCCTGTTCCCCAGTTTTTTGCTCGGAGATAAAGGATATCGTCAGGATCTCCCAAAGCTATCTCAGCAGACCTTCTAACGTTGCCAGCAACAACAACACTACCAATAATGTTGCAGATATCAAGAACATCAATTGAACGAAGTTTTTTATTTTCTCTTGACTGAAAGATCTTTGTAATCTTATCGATTCCGTCAATAAGGATTTGTGGTCCAGAAGCCTTTCCGCCAAACCCTTTGATTGGCTCTCCGTATCCTCTAATAAGAATAGTCGAATACGAAAAAGATTTGCCTGTAACGTAAAAAGCGTCCAATACCTTCGAAAGTAGATTAACCCAACCTTCGCGTTTATCAGGAACAATGTAGTCAGCGTCTTTAACTCCTTCATGAATAATCGTTACACCTTTCTTAATTTTTGGAAGCTCATGCACATCTTCTCGACGGATGCTGTATCCAACTCCTCCTCCAAGCATCAAGTTCTCAAACAAGAACAAAAACGCATTAGGCTCTCTCATTGCAACAGCCCAGCAATTTAGAAGAGAATTTGCTCCAAAACGATCTACTGTAGAAGTGCCAAGCTGCCAAAGCATTCTGCCAGCAAAATTACATTTAAGATTAAAAACATAATCATAAAGTCGTTCTGCTTCTTTTTCTGTATATTCTGCGCCAATTTTTTGGGCACCATTTACGCAACGTTCTACCGTCTCGTGCCATTCTTCAGTGCTGCCATCATCCTTAAGACGAGCGTATGTTCTTTTATATACTATATAGCCTAAGCCATTGAATCCCCAATTGGGCTGTTTATTTTTATATGTATCAACGAATTCTTTAGATAACGTAATCATAGTTAAGATGCAGGATGGTTTACACAATATGCTTCAAAAATGGAACTAGTCAAGCTGAATATTCGGAACTTCTGAAGGGTTTACTTTGCTCTTATATTTCATGCCTCTTCTTTTCTTGGAATATTTTTCCTCGGCTTTCTGCCTTAAAGGGTCTACTCCATCATGTTTAGAGGCTCTTTTGTCGCTTAGTTCTTGAGAATAATCCCAAATTTCGCCAAGCGTTCCTTTCATTCTTCCTGTTTTTTCTACAAATTTTGATGATGATTCTACATCAAATTCTGTGTCAATTTGAGCATTAGGTATTGTAAATACTCTTTCGTAATTAATTCCTTCTTCCGAATATACATGCTTGTCATTCATTCCTTGAAAAACTGAAATGACTTTTCCTGTTTTTGGATTTTTAAAAAGATAAAGTGGCATATTAAATTAAAGATAGAAGTTTCTTTGCAGTATCAGAGTAAGTAAATTTATCTTGAAGTTTAAGCCCTTCATGATTAATCCTGTCTTTCTCTACTCTTTGGATAGCTTGCTCGCACCCAGCAATAAATTCATCTTCACTAAAATCAAAAATATTGCCTTGATTAAATGGAGTGCCTTTAGAGAAAAACTTACCATCATAAACTTCAGTCTTTCCTATTGGCTCTACAAGTACAGAGTTATCTTTGTTAGCCCATTCCTTGTAGGCAGTAGCATTCAAAATTACAGCATGCTTGCCCAAAGCAACAGACTGGAACTCTGGCAATCCCCATCCTTCTGCGCCAGACATTCCAATAATAATATCTGCTGAATTTAAATAGTCGTTATAGATAGAATTCTTAGGCATGTTCCCAAGGAAAGAAACGTTGAAATAAGTTTTACCTTCTAGAATTGTACCATATATGACTTTTAATTCATTTTGATCTTGATAAAATTGATTGTTGATAGCGCATTGGAGAGAGTATTTATTATTCTTTCCAAATTTCTTAACCCAAGCTTTAATTATTTTTGCGTGGTGTTTTCTTTTCTCGAACTTACCGCAAAGATTAAATGTTATTCTATTATCTTGGAAATATGTTTTATTTGTTCTTTTGAAATGCTTTGAGTCAAAGCCAAGAGAAACAACATCAGATTGAATTCCATGATTTGCAAAAACAGATTTAGTATAAGAGGAGCTACAGCAAACGGTGCTATTCTTAAGAATATTTGATTCTATATTTGTTAGCTGATCTGTTTCATGGAAAGTGAAAAGGATTTGTTTGTCAGAATAGGTTCTTATTGAATCATTAATGTGCCAAAGCCTAATAACAGGATACTTTCTGCTGTGTTTTGCGAATGAATCATTATGATTAGATACTATCCAATTGATAAAGTCTTGGTCGAAATCATAAGCGCTAAAATCTATTTGATGATCAGAAGCTTTGAAGATAGACGGATTGAGCCCCATCTTATAAAACTCATAAAGCAAATTAAAACTAACTTGCCCAAAACTTAAAGAATTTAACGGTACATGAACAGCAAATTGCATAAAAAAACCTACCTATTGTTATAGGTAGGTGAAAAGGATTTTCTATTTTAATTAGAGGATATGCTCTTCTTCTGGAACCCGAGCTGTCTTCTTTTGAACGTCTCCTTTTGGCTTCTGCTCCTTGTCGGAAATATAAATCCTAAAGTCTGGAGACTTGTCGGACTTCTTTTCCTTGTTAGAGAAGATAACTACATCAATCTTTCCCTCTAGGGAAGTATTGATATGTCCAGTCATGTATTTCTGGGTCTTATCTTTGCTAACCTTTGTCCATAGTGCCCCAACTTCACGTTGGCCCCATTTTGATGTTTCAGTCTTGCTGTCATTCATTGCATAATATTATGTAGCTAGAGACCAAAAAAGTCAAATTAAATCAAAAGAATTTTTGCTTTGGATTTTATTTTTAAGGAACAGTCTTGCCTTTTCGTGCAAATTGATGGCTGTTTGAGTGCTTATGTTGAGACTCTTTGCTATTTTGTTCCAAGTTGTGAGCTTCTCATTTCCAGAAAAATATCTTAACTTGAAAATTTCCTTAACCCGATCATCTCTCATTGAAGAAAGAAGAGAGTCAATATAGTCCACAGTCTCAGAGTTTTTATCAACTGTAATTAAAATGTTCTGAGAATTTATGAATTCAATAGTCTTGTCTTCGTAGTTGACATATTTCTTGTTAGAGTTAATAAAATTCAAAAAATGATATCTTGTACAGTTACAAAACCATGTAGAAAACTTCGTTTTCTGCTTCGCGTCGAAAGATTGAATAGCTTTATAAAGAATAAAATCTTTTTCAACACTAATATCTTCCTTGCTCATTCCCATCTTAGTTAATGAGATGTAGTATTTTTTTGCTATAGAAAAGTAAAAATTTTCATAGCCAGACGATAATTTTAAGAAACTATCGTTGCAGTTACTAGACTTGATCTTCTTAATAAGATCTAAGTCTTCATTATCCTTATAGTTAGTATTTCCCATAATCCTTGGTCCTTAAACCTTAAAGTATTACACTTAAGATTATGTTCCACCATTTGCCTTTATAACTTTTCCTTGAGTTAGGAGAAAGCAATAGTAGGTCAACTTAGATGTTTTTATCTAAGTTTATTTAACCCAAGAATACCCGCTTTAGTCATCGCATCTCCGGCTTTAGTGAATCCGTTTAGCTTGCGAGTCTTCTTGGCTATGTTAGCTTGATCTTACGTAGACGACTTTTTTTCGATTCCACCATTTGCCTTTTCCTTTGAGAAGGAGAAAAGTTTCTAGTAGTTTTTCATAAGGCTCTTTCGACGCGACCTCTCCCGAACGCACGCTGGAGTTTCCTCCAATTCCTTATGGTCTTTTGACGGGCTTGCTGTCTCTTACGAGTTTAAATAAGGAGTCTATCCTTAAGTGAGCATGGTTTTGCTCTGGTTACCTCTACTGATCAAACTAAGCTCATGATGGAACATGCTCTTTAAAAAGTCAAGTCAGTTTTTCAAATTACTGACCGTAGCCTTAGAGGCTAGATAAATTAAATTCTTTAAATCTTTTTCTGAAACGTTTGAAGGGTCGCATTTTTCAGATTGTCTTTCTAATTTATCGCACATATCATTAATAACACTTGCAATACCAGCGCAAACTAATCCGCTAAGCTCAACTGTTTGGTTAAAAGATTCTATAGATTTAAAAAGAACCCAGTATTGCTCATTTTCAATGGCGCAGGATCTTAAAATTCCAGCTTTCTCCATCTCTTTTAACGCGCAAGACAAGGAAGCGTTTTCAGCAGCTTCATCATCAGACACCAAAACAACATCTTTTCTGTTTTTCTTTATGTTAAAAACAGTGTTTGTATTAAAGTACTCTAAGAGCAATTGGTATGATTCTATGACGTTCACATAAGTAACATGTGTCAAAAATAAAAAAATGCAAATTTTAAATTGACTTTTGTTTTCAACATTCCATAATATTAACGTGGACATTAAGATCAAGCTTCTTTCTGACTTAGCAAAAATTCCCGCTCAAGGGACCAACTTCTCAGCGGGTTACGATTTGCACTCGGCAGAAGAAGTGGTTGTTCCTAGGCTCGGGCGAAAACTCATTAAAACTAATGTAAGCATGGCAATCCCAATGAACCACTACGGGAGAATCGCCCCAAGGTCAGGGCTCGCGTTTAAAAATGGAATTGATGTGCTTGCTGGCGTAATTGATTCTGACTATAGAGGCGATATTGGCGTTATTCTTTATAATACAGACAATAATTCAGATTTCGTCGTGAAAGCAGGAGACAAGATAGCCCAAATAATTATAGAATCTTGTAGCCAAATTAACTTTGTTAAGTCTGATGATCTTCCACTCACTAAGCGAGGAGAAGGCGGATATGGACATACAGGTTGATATTGTAAAAGCGTGTTCTTGCGCTGCGGCAAGTTTCCTGCTCTATAGGACAGATTTTCTTATGGAGTATGGAAAACTTTTTCGTCTACACTCAGATAAGACAAGATTAGATTATATGTGCTTTAAGTTAAAATCTCCTAAAGCAAATTATTTAGAATATCTTAATTTTAAATATAACAACTTCATAACAAAGCTTATCTCTTGCCCTTATTGTTTGGGTTTTTGGATGAGTTGCTTTATTTGTTTTTTTAGCTATGATTTGTTTTTTGTTTATTATGTGTATATTCTTTTGTACTCAACGTTACTATTAATAATAGACTCAAATGGAATTAGAAATTAAAGGCTTCATAGAGTTTTGTAGATTTTTATCTCAAAACCCAGATAAAATAATAAACAATCCGCAGCTATTCAAAGTATTAGAATTCTGTCACCAATCAATATCTTCGTGTTCTTGCACTGGGAAGACCCCGAGTTCTCAATTCGAAGAAAAATATTACGAGCAAATCAAAAGTTTGGATGAATCAACTCTCTTATCTATTGGAGAAATTTTTGATGTAAGAAAAGATCTTAGCGCAGTTTATCTTACCTTTCCTATTAATGACATTAAAATAAAAATAAAATGAGCAAAAGACTAGATATTAATAAAAAGTTAATTGGCAAACACATAAGGGTTTTAGACTCTCAAGGAGAATGGGTCGGAGAAGTTGTAGACGTTAAAGACGATGATACATTTATAGTATCAAATGGCAACACTTTAGTTGCTGTTGATATTTTTGATGTAAGATCATTGGATTAAGTGTAATGTCTTAATATGCCACTTCCTAAGCCTAGCAAAAACGAGAAGCAAAGCGAATTTATTTCTAAATGCATGGGTGACTCCACTATGAACAAGGATTTCCCAGAGCAGAAACAAAGAGCCGCTGTTTGCTATAGCCAATTCAAAAGAAAGGCCAAGGCTTCAGAGTCTCTAGATTGGGAAGACTCCGCTGATGAGTCTTTCATTATTTATTGATAAAAAAAAGGCGCGCCGTTTGACGCGCCGTGTGTTTCTGTTAGATTCAACGCTTCTTTGTTGAACCAGCACTGCCTGCGCTTCCAGATGAAGTTGGATTGCCAACGTTTCCAGCATTGCCCGTGTTGCCTGCTTTGCCAGAGCTGGTTGGCTTACCAACGTTTCCAGCATTACCAGTGTTTCCTGACTTTGCTGCGGCCTTCTTAGTTGTCTTCTTTGTGTTCTTGCTCATCATAAACTTATAATTTTTCTTTTAAAAAAGTCAAAAAAATCTTGACTTTATTTCAATTTAGTTTGATGTTTTCATGCTGATGGGGATAGAAGATAAAATCATTTGCTTGTGCCTCAATAAAAGATGGCAACCAATCGGAGTTAAATCCGTAAGAGATGCTTTCAGCGAATTGGTGCATCCTAATTGTGTCGCTTTAAATGTCATCTATAAGAAAAATAAAGATGAGTCTTTGGACTTCTCTGAGGTAGAAGACATACAAGCAGTTAAATGGGAAGATTGGATTAAGCTTCCAGTTAGAGAATGCGACTTGGAAATAAGGACAAGTAAAATGTCCATAAGAGTTCCCACTATTATTGCTTCTTCTAAGTATTCAGAAATACCTACTAAAAGATTTAGGCCAACTAAACGCAATATATGGCTTAGAGATAATGGTATTTGTCAATATAGTGGCAAGAAATTGAAGCCAGAAGAAGCCAACATAGATCATCCTTTTCCAAAATCTAGAGGTGGACCAAACACTTGGGAGAACATGGTCCTATGCCATAAAGACATAAACTCTAAAAAGGGAAGCAAAACTCCCGAAGAGGCTGGGCTAAAGCTTATTAGAAAGCCAAAGCCAATGTCTCCCAAGTTAATGAGTGATTCAATTGAATTTAAAAACCATATTGATTGGAGCGTATTTTTGAAATGAATAAAATTATAGGAATATCAGGACTAGCTGGAGATGGCAAAGACTCTTTGTGCAATATGCTTAGAGAGTTATTCGAAAGCAAAGGATTCGAGTTTGAGCGCATGGCTTTAGCAGACGAGCTGAAGGAAGAGTGTCGAGAAGCTTTGCTGTCTATGTATAATATAAATCCAGTGGTATGTTCAAGAGAAGAGAAGACTGTAATTAGAAACTTTTTAGTTTTTTACGCCAAGGTAAAGCGCGAAGAATCTAAAGGTACTCATTGGGTTAATAAGCTAAATAAAAAGATAAAGGCTTTACCTAAAAGTAAAGTAGATAGGATAATTTGCATCCCAGATATTCGCCATGCTGAATACGAGAAAGACGAGGTGGCTTGGATTAAAAAGAATAAAGGAATCTTGATCCATGTCAAGAAATATCAAATATATGAACTCTTTACTCATGCAAAATTTTATTCTATTCCAGTTAATAGCGAAGAAGCTTACCACACTCCTAAGCTAGAAGAGCTTGCAGACTTTGTTATTGAATGGCAAGACACCTCTCCTGTTGCTCCTGAGAATAGCCATTTTTCTAAGGCTTCAGTTGAAGAGTTATTTCGTCTCATCACTGAGACAATCATTGAGACAAAAAAACCCAGCAAGTCTCAGAAACTTCGAAAAAGCTTAGAAAAGCTAAAGAAAATATAGTGGCATGACCGTTGCTTTAGTGAGACGCCTATGTATTACACACTTAAATCATCAACTCAATTGAGTAAAGAACTAAATAGTTATCTAACACTAGATATGTGGAAAGAAACTGAAGAATCATTCAAACTAGAACTTGATGTTCCGGGCTTTTCAAAAAATGAAGTGACCGTAACTTCTAAGGGAAATATTGTTTGCGTGACCGCCTCTCCTAAGCAAGGAAACAAGAGGACTCCGTTTTCGGCGGAGTATAAGCTTCCAAATTCTGCTGTCGTTTCTGAGTCTATTGCTCTTCTTGAAGATGGTGTTCTGAAAGTTCTAGTTCCTAAAAAAGAAAAAGAGAAAGTCAGCGTTATTCCAATAAAATAATCTTGACATTCTAAAAAATAGAATCATATTATATTGCCATGAGCAATACATACACACTAACAGTTCAAGAGTCGGATAAGGGCGTTCTATCAGTAACCAATGTGGAGCGCACGGTTCGCGTAAATCAACATCGCGTAGATTCAAAGCGAATGTCGCCAAACGCTTTCGGTTTTGCATCTGCGGCAGATCCGCAAAGCATGACTAAGCGAGCCGCCCGAAAGACTCGATAACTGAAACGGGGGAGCCAAAAGCTCCCCCAAATTTTTATGGAAAACCAAGTCGAAATGCTTTTAAAGACTAGCGATTTTTATATTCGTGAGTCTCAACGTGTTCAAGCTAAGCTAAAGAAGGCTAAAACAAAAAAAGAAAAAATAAAAATCCTTGAAGACCTTCAGAATCTTCAAAAAAAAATCGCTTTCGAAATTGCAGAAATAAATAAACTGCTTGATAGCCAAGATCAATAAGCTGTATATCCGTAAGTTCTTCCGGATCTGATATATGGGAAAACATCTGGATATTGCCCAGCAACAATATCGTCTCCAACAACGTGGACCGGCGCTGATTTTTTTGTTCTATATGCGTTTATTAGTTTTTGTAAGATGTCTTCTTCTATTTTCTTTTCTGCGGATACCGCTCTAATTATTTGAGTCTTATCTAATTTTCTTACTTTTTGATCTTGATCTGTAACCTCTACAATATCATCAGAGTCTATAGCTGTCAATTTTGATCTTATAATTACGGCATATCTATGAACGATATACATCTTTTTTAATACTGCTACGGCATTGATGTCTATCTCTGTAACGTCATCAGCAGAATCTACTATCTCATAAGTAGTTTCATTAACCACAAAACTAGAGAAAAGAAGACTATTCAAAGCCCCGACATTAGCTCTAACCCAAAAAGCAATAGCGGCAATACTTAAATCCGTTGGGCTATTTAAATCAAAATAAATCTCTTGAGCTATATCAACGACCTTCATATTTATTAATTACACCTATAAATTCAATATCTAAAAACAAAAAACCCACGCCGCGAAGCGTGGG